GAGCGACCGTAAAGTCCGAGCTATATATAATCGGATTCGCCACAGCGTTCGATTTCTTGGACTCGCTTTTCTTTTCTGATTTGGATTCTTTCTTGCTTTCACTTTTTGATTCGGATTTAGATTCAGATTTCTCTTCGCTTTTAGACTCTGACTTTGTTTCTGACTTAGACTCCGTTTTAGGAGAACTACTCTCGCCTTGAGATGAACTACTTGAACTGCTTGATGATGACGTTGCTGGTGCTGGCGTTGACGATGCCGCACTACTTGCTGCTGAAGATGCTGCTCCTGATGCCGCTGAGGAGGCAGCTGATGTTGCCGCAGATGTTGCTGCTGAAGTAGCCGCCGCTGTCGCAGTTGCTGTTGCTGCTGCTGTGGCTTGTGCTACCGCTTGTTGAACTGCGTTTGTAACGGTTTGTTGTACAGCAACAGTAGCTTGCGGACAAGGGAAGTTAATAGTTAAATCGTTAATCCACGCTTGTAATGCTCCTGAAGTAATATCGTTTGCCGTTACTACTCTGTATTGTCCTCGATAGACGACAGTTGTTTTTCCATTAGCAATTGGTACGACTACAGTAGTTACTCTTCCGCTACAAGGGTCAACGAATACTTGTGTTAGTACCTGCCCTTTAGCACCAAAGAATGTCAGAATAAGTATCAGAAGCCATAACCATTTCACTTGAATATCTTCTTCTTAATCATTCGAACGATAATCTTAGCTGAAGCATTCTCTAGCGCCTTCTTGGTTGTTGTACCAATAGTAGATTGATTAAACTTAACCTCCGCGAAGTTGCCGTCATTCATTAATGTAGCCTCGCGCGTAGTTTTAGCTTCTCCTAATCCTGAGCCTGTAAAAAACTCTCCAGTCTCTGCATTAACGAATTTTACCTGCAAACCTAATCGCGTGACCACAGTTTGCTTTGTGTCGCCTTTAATTGAAATGGATTCATCTTCACTAATAGAGAAGTCGTAGCATTCGATGTAAACAAAGTATTGAGCTAACTTGATTTTACCTCTGCCATCTAGCTTATTCTCAGAGATTCCAGCCTGTGAAGCTTGGAACTGCTTGACCATTCTGTTCTTAATCTCAGCTTTGTCTTCGGTAAACGTGAAGCGATTAGTTTCCTCTAGGAACTCGATAACAATGTTAGTGACACCAAGACCCACACGCTTGTCTTTTAGCTCAGGATACGCCGCGTATACCTCTTCATTGATACCTAAAGACAATAGCTGAATAGGAATCTTTGGACCATCATAGTTTATTAATGAATCGATATTAATCTTCTTCTCAAACGATGCTGTGTAGGCTTCTGTTTTAACAGAAGCTACTTGTGCTTTTGTAACAAATGTTGTCAATATTAGTGACAAGAATAATATCTTCTTCATAGTTTATATTAGTAATGCAAACCATTGGTTTGGATAATTATCATTTACAAGCCAATATTGGTTTGTATTTTTACCACTTAGGCTCTTCCTGTAGCGCCTCCTTTTCAGTCTTCTTCTTAGGTGCTGCTGGCTTCTCTACAACGCGCTCAATAACCTTAGTTCCCCCACCTGCGCTTGCAGCTTGCTTTTGCTGTTGCGTGTTGTTAGTTGTAATGTTAATTACGGGTGCTGGAGCTGTTACTGCCGCTGGTGCAGCCGCTGCTTCCTCTTCGCCTGTTAATTGTTTAGTCACAAACCCACCTACACCTAGTGCGATAGTACTTGCTAGTCCGATAAGGATGCTCTTTAATGAGCCTCCGCCTTCTTGTTCTTCTGCCATTTTAATTAATGATTAAAGGTTTTTTAATTGTTACGCCTGATACGTCCGTCAAAGTTAAGTCATATAACCCGCGAGACAATGTATCTAATTTAATAGTCTTAATAGTAGCTACTGATGTAGCTGTAAATCCAACAGTTCTTAGTGGTTCGGAACTTCCGAATTTGTACACCTGCACAGAGTATTTAGCCCCTACAGTTGTATTTGCTACAATAGTAGCCTGCTTGCTATCCACTACAAGACTAGTAATATCTGTTAGTTGCGGAATCGAACCGAGGCTTGTTTCCTTTTCTAACACTTCAATGTCTTGGCAAGCTGCAAGCATCACTATCAACAAAACCGCTATCGTATTTTTCATCTTAACTAAAAGTTATTTATTCCCGTTAATTTTATAACCTCTAGGTTTAAATTAATCCCTAGTTGGTATCCTGTCTTTGATGCCGCATCCATATTAGGAGACACCTTAATAAAGCTATTAATGTCTGCTCCGTTACCTATTGTCTCAAACTTTAAGGTAAATGGAGTAAGGTCTCCTGCTACTGGATTTTTTAAGTCCTTATCTAGTGCCCCAAATCTTACGCGTCCTGCCTTATTATCCACAAAGGTATACCAAGTGTTAGGCAGTTCATTTAAAAGCGCTACAAATTTAACTTTTGTTGGGTCATAAACGAACTCAAATTGCAGAGCTGATACACTTGTTGCTCCAGAAGAAACTTTAACAGGTATATCAAAACTATTAGTTGTTACAGTTTTACCTGAAATTGTAACATTAATAGATGGAATAAGCTGAGGCGTGTTAATTAAAAGATGCGCTGTCTGCTTTGTAGCTAAGTTTTTCTTTAAACTAGGCACAGCGTTAGTTGCAATAGAATTATTAATAATAACCTGTGAGCTATGGCTTCTGTTTATATCTCCTGGGATTAAGAACTTAATCTTTAATGGTAGGTTCTTGCCGATTTCGGCTGTCTTAAAGCGAACGTAATTATTAGCAACAGTCTTCCAGCTAGACGCCGTCATAGCGTTAAATGTAGAATCCGTAAACGTAGGTACACTCATATACATATCTGTACCTGATGCATAACTAGTAGGCAGCGTAACTAATGATTCTACACCTGATACCTGCGCAAACAATCTAACTAAGTCTCCTCCATCTAACGTCTTGTTAAAGTTAACGTCTGAGGCATAATATCCTGCACCTGTAATTATGCTTTGATTCTTGAATGTTCCGTCTAAGTTTTGTGTAACAAACTCAGCCTGCGCAGTAGTGTAGTCAGAAACAGTAACTGCTGCCGCGGATAAGTCTTTAATACTATCCATATTAAATAGCGTCCTAATGTGGTAGACTGTATTAGGCTTGAAGCGCGTCTGGTCTACAGGTATTGTACCATCAGATAAGGCGTCCACTAAGTAAGTTGTATTAGCAACTGAGTCTGTAAATGCAATTCTATGTAGAGATTGCACGTCCACATTTGCGTTGTAATCAATCGTTGGATTGATATATCTAGTAGCAGTTGGGTCTAGCATAATAACGCTTGTAAGAGGCGTTGTCATCAAGGTTGAGCCACTAGTGCCATTCTGATTAAACGCTGCCGCAAAGTTCATTACAATAGGATTCCAAGCAAATCCTGGAGCATCTGTCTTTAGTTTGAACTTAAGAACTAATAACCTATCGTTACCTAGACCTCCGCTATTAACAGCCCAGTTAAGATAGACACGAAGAATTGACTTAGAGCCTCCCTGTGTATAATTGTATTGGGAGTTAATATAGTTTGTGTTGCCGTTAGCTGTAGAATTTAAGCTAGTCTTAGCAAAACTATATCCTGGGTAATCGTAATGGCTTATTGAAATTTGTGAGCCAGCTGGCATAATGCCTCCGTTGCCCATAGTTCCTGTATGATTAACAGTCATTAACTGGAATGCAGTATTCTGATATTCAAAATCAAAGTAAAGAGCGCGGGTAGTTGTGTTGCTATTGCCATCTGCCATTACCGTTACTAAGAACTCATCCCCTTTGTTGATAACGTTTCCGTCAACATTGGTATTGGTGTTTGCATTTTGCAAACTTAATTTAACTGTTTGAGCAGATGTGCTGTAGGTAAGCAGCAGAATTGCTGCAAGGGCAAACAATAGTTTTTTCATTATAAGAGCTTAGTGATTAAGGTGTTACAAGATTTCTTTAATGCAGAGCTTAAGTTGGTTTGGTTAAATTTACCGCCCTCGTCAATTAGTAATGCAGACATTGAAACTTCAGCTGCTTGCTCTTCAACGATAACGGTCTTTTTAACCTTTCCATCCTGTATTAATTTGCCCCTCATTCTAATTACTACAGCTTCCTTATTGTTGTGGAATACTGATAGATTAGACTGAGTTTTTAATACGTCTAAATAAAGAATCTCTACCTTAATCTGAGTTGGTGCATCATCGGAGACATCGTGTCCTGCTTCTTGCAAGAACTCCTCTAGCATATTTTTAACACCAAACTCTAAGTTCCTATTGCCAGCAAGAGCGCCAATCTGTACATTATTCTGTACAGATGCTACAGTTATTTCTGTGGGACGCATTGTCCAAAATAACAATATGCTGAGCAGTAGTCTCATAATTACCCTTGCCCTCTAGATTTCTTAGAAGGACTTTCTTTTGGACCATTGGTCTTTTTGTGCTTGCCGTTACGGCGTACACCAAATACAACCTTTTTGTTCTCCGATGATGGTTTTTGCTTTGCCATTATGCTAATAAATGATAAAACTCCTTGAAATGTTTCTGACGGTCTGCTAAACCAATAGTTCCACCGTTTACGCGTTTAGTTACAGCAGTTACAACGTCAGCGCTTGCACCTCTGTCGCAGATAGACCATAAGTTATTTTTCTTAAAGAAGAACGCTGCGGAGGCTAAAGGATACTTAGTTGCTACTAAATCAGGATTCGCTATAATGTCTTCAGGGACTGTAGCGTCAAATGATTTATAATTTTCAGTCCCCGTGAGCTGGATATATCCGCGTCCACGAAACTTCCAACCTGTTCCACTTGCCTCGTTGCCGTTGCCCATACGGTTAGCATAAACCTTGTTAGCAATCTTCTCAGGCTTACGTTCGTATTGCATAGCAATCGTTACGCTAGGGAAGTATTTACGGAAGATTCCGCATAATCCCTTAGCTGAGTAATTAAGGTTTTCTTGTACAGCTCTAAAGCCACCTGACTCGTGTCCGCATTGCGCTAAGAAGTGAGCTAAGCGTAATGGAGTTGTAATACCAAAACGTGCTGCTGTATCAGGAATTTGGTCGATAACAGTTTGAGGAACGTGTCCTTTAAGTGCATCTAGCTTGAATCCTTGTGCTGCAGGCGCCACAGTTGGCGCAGGAGCGACGATTGGAGCTGGTGCAGGTGTTTCTGCTACTGGAGCAAACATCTTTGACCACGTTGCATCTCCTACAATACCATCAGGTGTTAAGCCGTGTGCTGACTGCCAACCTTTAACTGCTGCCTCTGTCTTAGGACCAAACTTGCCAATAGGGTCTACGCCAAGCTTAACTTGAAGCTTAGTAACATCTTCTCCGAATGAACCTACTCTTAGTAACATATTATTTCTTTTTCTTAGCGTAGTATTTCTTCTTTGGCTTAGTCGCTACAATTCTCTCGGCAATATCAATAGCTGCTTTCTCAAACTCTTCGTTATCAACAGCCGCTTCCTTAATTTCTTCTACGATTTTCTCGATAGTTTTCTTTTTTACAGGAAAAAAGAACAATGTAATTCTTTGTAATAAGTTCATCTTATTTTATTTTATAGTAATAACCAACACCGTAAAGCAATGTCCCATCGACATTAACTGATGCTTTCACATTATACAGCTGGTCTTTTTTGGTTTTATACATAATCCCTAATTCAGCACCTCTTAGCCCAACGGTATTGTTAGCCAAGACGCCACCTCCAATATATAGATTACGAGTGGGTGGTGCATACTTAGTAATAGTTTTAGTCTCCTTAACGACAGGAATCTCATAATTTTCGCGCGTCCTCCTATATTTTATTTTGTTCTCGTTAATTGTATCTAAAACTGCAATGTATCCGTAATTTCCTACGCGAATCGTATCCGAATAAATTACTTTATTCATATACAGCTGAAGCAATGCCATATACTGACGCTTCAAGTTATCGTAGTTAGTGTCAGGTAACATCTCTGGTTTAGACATCACATTAACAATTACTTCCTTGTAAGCAATCTTTGTCTTCACTATAATAGAGTCGTGCTTAATCCAAGATGTGTCGTGCACAACTAGCGTGTCGTTAGGACGTGGCTCTCCTGCTTCCATATGCTTTGTATAAGCATAGAAGAGAGCAATCATACAACACACAAAGAGGGCTATATTAACCTTCATCTTCTGGTAGAGGGTCTAAGCCTCCAGGTAAGTTCTTTTCGCGCTCAGCATCGGTCTTACGGTTTTGAACCTTCTCATAAGAAGAGATACCAAAACAACCTGCTGTTAGTGCTGCAAACACTTCAAGGATAATAGGCTCAATAACGAATTGTTGACCTACATATCCAGTTACAATGTCTACTATTCCATAAAAGAACAATACTGCAAAAGATAAGAATCCTAGTACGGATTTTTCGTTGATGTCGTTGTCGTCAGAGAACAACTGCTTGATAAATGACATAATTTTTAGTGGTTAGTATATAAATGCTTAATTTTTACAAGTAATAAAGGCGGTATTTTTCGTCGTCTTCTTCTGGTCTGATTGCCACAACTTGACGCATATCTACCTGAAGTGGTAGCTTAGAAGGAGGAGTAGGGGTTCTAACCCCTGTCTTGTAGACTTCGCGTTCTAGATTATCTATCCTAGTCTTGTCTACATTTGATTGTACAATTAACTGCTTAATGTCCGCTTTCATTTCGCTGACGTCGTGCCAAATGATTACCGACAAGATTGTTATTGCTGTCGGGAATAGGTAAGCCTTTAGTTGCTCAATAGGATTGTCCATTCTTCTAAGATATCTGTAACAAAGATAGTAGTCTTTTACGCTAAGGCAAAACCTTTTTATAGGTAAAGTGCTCTCCATCAGGATTCTTAATAATCCGATAAGATAAAAGGGCGACTGCTACTATGCAAATCGCCCCGTATATGATTCCAAATGTTACTATATCCATTAGTCTTCTTTAATTAAACGGAATACTAAGTCATAACGTTGGTCAGTCTTAATATCCTTTAAATCTTCAATAGATAAAGGATTGTACTCAAACTCTTTTTCTTCTAGCGATAAAGCTTCGTATTGCTTCTTGAACTCAGCAAAATCTGGATGCTCAATTGTTTGCGCTTCATCTTCCCACATAGGAACAACAATTCTGCCTTCCTCTTCTTCTTTTCCGAATTTCTTAATTAGCTCTTGTCTTAAGTCTTCGATAATTTTCTTCTCAGCTGCTAATGCATCAGATAGTTTTTTTAATCTGTATTTAACGACAAGGTCTAATTTTTCGCCAAATAAACCCTTAGCAATTACATCTCCATTGCTTTGATTTACTAAGCCATTTAATTCGGCTTCTAAGCCAATAATTTCGGTAATAGATAATTTAATTTTTTCCATTTCTATGTTTGGTTATTTTTAACAAATATAATCAATAATTAGCAGTCTACGATATTGTCTTCTCCAAACAAATCTACTAGCTTAGTCTTTAAGTGAGAGTATCCAAATGTGAAAATATCTACATCTTCAGCAGATGATAAATCTGGAACAGATACTGTAATAGTTTCTACGCGGTCAGGTAATGCATTTCCATCAGCGTCAACACCAATGACAGGATAAGATACTTGTCTTTCTGTTTGCGCAGTTAACTGTACGCTTATATACTCTCCGACTTGCTGATTGCGAGCGATTTCTGTTGTCATAGGAGTGTATAGCCCAGATTGGCTTGGTACATCTTCTTCTGATTGATATAATTCAATTTGAAAATTTGCTGAGCCATATTTGCTCAATTGATAATTAGAGATACGCACATAGGCTTCTGATGTGATGCCTTTGTCAGTCCCAATTTGGGTAGTGATTTTTAATGCCATTTTTATTTATTGTTTAAATTTTAAAATTAATAATTATTATGGACAATAAGTCTGTCCTGATACTATTTGAATGCTACCATTGTATCCAGCAGGCAATGTCGTTTGCGATATGCCATTATACCAATAATAGGTTGGAGATGAGCTTGGTAAAATATACCGCTGACCATATCCTAAAGTAGGTGCAATTTTTGTCCAAGCAGCAGCGCCTCCTGAACAATTATTAAGCTGATAATATGTGGCTGCTACTGCTACTAAATTACTCTTTACAACCAACTGATTATTGCTCTTCCCTGATAATGGAGATGACTCAATATCAACCGCTGCTAATGCGCCAGTTTTTGTTATCTCCCTATTGCTAGGTATGCCAGATGGCGGTATTAAACCAATCTGTATGAACACATTATTATCCACAGCACTTTGCAGGTCTGCCCAACTCACAGTTTGATTATTTGCTAAGCCTGCCCAAGACATATTAGTTCAATTTTGCTTTTAATTGTTCAACCTCTTGCTCTAAAGCATATACTTTTGCCACTAAAACCTCACGATAAGATAAGCTTAAGATATCATCATTATCTTTTGAAATAGCTGAATCTAGTATTCCTACAAAATCTTGTGCATAATAACCTAATTCAATCTTTCCGTTTTTGGTATAAAGTTTAGGAGTTATTGCCTCTATTCCTTTTGTTTGATAGTTGTCCTCAATAAGAGTTTTTAATTTGCTATCAGAAGATTCAAAAAATGCTGCGGCATATAAGTTATTTAGTACGCGTACATTAGAATCTCCGTTACCTACTGAGAATATCATAGAACTACTACCATTCCCTGCCGCGTCATTATAAAATCTAGTACCTCCATAAGATGAAGAAGCTCCTATTCTAACACCTGTATGCCAGTTAAATGTTAGTTTAGTATAGTTTCCGCCAACATTTTCCAATTCTGTAAAAACACCATACTGTCTTAACGAAGAAGATTCATATCCACCAAATGAAATACCACAATTTAATCCTGTTGGATTTGCATAAGGTGTAGCACCACCAGGAGCAAAATTTAAAATAGTGTTTGATGTTAATAAGGTAGCATTCAAGTTAATGGCAGCTCCACTAGAAATAATTAAACCACCTGTGCCATTGTCTTTAATATATTGTCCGTTTGCAAATCCAAGACCAACAGGCTGTGTAAAATTAAGTGTACCACTTAAAGTTCCACCAGTTATTGGCAATACATAAGAACCTAAATTACCTGTATGTATAATTTGCCTCCAAGCATACCAAGTGCCTGCATAGCCTGCTCTCCATCTTAAGTCAGTGCTGTTGTAATAGTCGCCTTGTATCTGCCACATAGTGTCGCTACCTCCTAAGTGTAATACAGGGGCGTAACTTAAGTTTCCACCATTACCATTTTCATTTCTGTATACAGCCGATGAACCATTACTTACATTTACAGAACCATCTCCCAGTCCCTGTAAATTTAAATTATTAGCATGGCTTACGTATTGAGAACCAATGTTACCAGCGTGAATTACAGCGCTACCTGTAGTTATTCCTCCACTAGTTCCATTAACATAAAGCATTCCTCTAATTTTTGTATTACCAGAAGTGTCTACTATTAAACGTCCGTGATGAGCATCACTACCTGACCAAGCGTCGCCAATCCCATAGTGACCATTCCCATCTTGCATATCACTGTACCCTATGCTAAAAATACCTGGGTTTTGGTTGGCTATACCCATTGTCCAAAGCCTATAACCACCACTACTTAAATTGCCGCTTATCGTAATATACCCTCCGTGAGTAGTATTTCCACCTGCGAAAGCATTAATCTGTAAAGCAGGATAAAATTCAGCATTTATAACTAATGCTTTTCTTGCATTGTCATCGTGAACTCGTGCTGTACTATTTGAGCCAACTAAAAGAGCTGCTCCTGAAATTGCATTATTTACTACAAGTCTACTTAAATTTGATGTATCATTAGGGTCTAAATAAAATGCCGTATTACTTGAATCATAGAATATAGGAGCACGTAATGACCCATCAAATTGAGCATGACCTGTGTTTGATATAGAAGCTACATTGACCGCTGTATAATCACTCCCCCCATTTGTAGCTCTTCTAAAAACCCAACCTCTACCAGGAGTATCCATAGTAAAGTACGTATTATATGCGCCATTAGTAACTCCATGTTCAGCCCAAATGCCAGATACTTGCTTAAAACCAATAGCAGAAGTAGTATTAGGAACACCGTCAACAACAGCCCAAAATCCTAATTGGTCTAAAGTGCTTGTAGAGCTAGCGTTACCAGCAATACTTAATCCCCTGATACGAGATATATTATTGGGGTCTAAGTAATATCCTGTATCTTGATTATCATAATAAATATTTGCTCTTATTGCCCCTGCACTTGATTGTATTTGTACGGTATCTGCTGAATACAAATGGGACGGACTACCTGCGCCCCAAATAATATTATACCAAGCTAAATCTGCTCTGCCTGAAAAATGTGTAACTGTACTTGAACTTCCTGTAATATTGCCATTATATGTTCCATCATTAGCAATATGTGAAACGTCAGTTCCATTTCTTCTAAACTGAACTATTCTATTTGAATCTTGGTCTGCAACTATATACCATCTAGAAGCATGGTATTGAATCTTCCCTTGTGTACCTGGGTCTCCAGTCCAGTTAGATGTAGCATTACTTCTTATGTCTGCACTGGTAATTGTTATGTTTCCAGTCATAGTACCACCAGAAAGTGGCAAATAATTGCCAGGCGTAAAGTTGCCTGAATGCCAAACTGTATTATTCTTCCAAGTTAATGTATTATAACCAACTGCTAATCCATTGGCAGCTGTTGCATTAGCTAGAGAATACCCTGCTGTAATAATAGCAAATTCAGATTGAGATTCGTCTGTATCAGCTGCTAATCTAAAAGTTCCAAATCCTTGAAGTAATCCATATGACAAAGCAGTTGGTTGAGCATTTCCAGCAGCTGCTACTGTAGAACCCATTAATATTGCCCCAGTCATTGTTCCGCCAGCTACTGGTAGTGTTTCGCTTACTAATGCTAAATTACTTCCATTATGTTGCGGTCTAGCTCTTATAAAATTTGCTACACCACCACTATTAACCTCCAACCACGATGTCAATGTACCTACACCTCCAGCTGTAGTTCTACCAAAATATAGTATACCATTAGAAGAATCAATTCCGACTGTAGCATAAGTAGTGTCATCTGCCTTTAAGCCAATACCATTATTGGATATAGACCATCCAGTAGTAGCATCTTGTACTCCTCCAACCCAGGTTCCGCTATTACCTGCTCCTGCAAGATTTATGGCAGTAGAGGTTAATACGCCAATACGAGTTGTGGTTGTGTTTCCTCTTCCTGTAACTGTTGCTAATGTATCAGTCTCAGTATAAGAAGTTAAATAAGTAGAACTGTCTACGCTTCCATCTGCTTTCAAGAATTGCGCCGAAGTGCCTCCTGACCTAATAAAAGATGTTGCTGTAACACTATTTGAAAACGTAGCAGCGCCTGTATTTAAAATAGATAAAGCAGAAGTATATGTTGCATTTATTTCTGCAGTATTATTTGCCGTAACTAAAAAATTGAAGCCTACACCGCCTATTGCAGCGTCTCTTAATGGCTGTACTTTAGAGCCGCCAGCAACCGTTGTTCTAATAAATTCAATGCCTCCAGTAAATAGACTACTTGATGTTGTGGATATTACCTTAATTCCATCTGTGCTATTTGCTCCATTATTAAAAATTCCACTTGCTGCAGTTACGCTAGATATAAACATTCCTGCGCCATTAGAATCAATAGTCGCCCTTACTACTCCACCAGTACCATCTGTATTTTCTGTAAAAAACCTTAAAACTCCAAGTGCATTCGCGTCAATGTTATACTTATTTACAGGTGTTATAAATGTAACATTTGGACTTTCTCCGCCAGATGAATTTTGTAAAATTAACCCGTTTGTAGCAGCTGCGCTTATAGTTATATTTCCGCTAAAGCTAGAACTTGTGCCAATTAAAGCACCCGTAAGTGTTCCTCCTGCTAAAGGTAGGTAAGTAGAAGATGCGGCAGTTGTAGTTAAATAAGTACTATTATCATAGCTTATTGTTGTACCATCAATTTTAACAAATCCAGTACCGCTTAATTGAGGCTGTGGGGTATACCCTAACGCAGCCGCAATAGTCTTATTTTTCCAAAGGCTAGTAGCTGATTCCCAAACAAGAGTATGATTATTGGCTAATGAAGCAATGGCTACATTATGCAGCTCCTCTAATTCATATCCATTCTGAATACGAACCTCAATAACGCCTTGTGTAGGATGGTCTCTTACAATAACACCAATATAAACTAAGTGATTTGGCGCAGATTGCTTTACAGTAGTATATTCTCCAGCAGTTGTTGAACTAAGGTATAGTGCCGTTCCAACGCCTAATCCGTTGGTATTCATATTATCTAGTCCGCCAGCAACAACAACATATCCATTATTGTTATTTGTAATATCTGCTTGCACAACACCAAAAGTCTGCGCTGAAGTGGAATCTCCAGAAGCTATTGCCTTGGTAACAGCAGGCAAGTTTCCTTGTCCGTCATTAATGTAAACAACAGTGCCCTTTGTAAGAGTAGCCCCTGTCTTATTATAAACTTCGCGGATTAATTTATCTGCACTAGCAATTGTTCCTGGAGTAGCATAGTCTGTGCCAGCTACCGCAGCAACTAATTTACCTGCTGAATCAGTTTTAAGTAAAGAAGAGGTTACACTCGTTTGGGAGATATAACCTGTTACATCTGCGTTTTTTAAAAACCTAGTCATCTATTATTTTTTAATAACTACTCTGTATGCGTTTGAAGCTGGTGCTACTGCAAATGATACAGTAACTACCGAAGTTGAAGTAAGAACCACATCAGTGATTACTTCTTCGAATGTTGTATTGTCGTAAATTGACACGATAACGTCTCTTGTGCCTAAACCGTGAGTCAACGCAAATGAAGTCGCTGAAGCATCTCCTACGTTAGCAGCGTAGCCACCTGTGCGGTTATCTAATAAGGTCTTTAATTTTAATGGAGTAACGATTGTTGCATCATCAGTACCTGTATTAACCTCAGTTTGCGTTGCAATCTCAGCAATACCAGCACGAGTTTCTGTTGCAGTGCGACCAGCTAAAGTAGCAGGTGTAACAGCGTCTGTTGAGTTAGTGCCTGTGTTAACTTCAGTTTGTGTAGCAAGAGTTACTAAGCCTAATATTGATTCAGTAGCTTGGTCACGATTAACCTCTAAAGAAATCCAGTTTCCTGCATAAGTTGACGTCGAAGCAGCATCCACTAAAGCGATTAATACATCGCCAATATTGAACGCTACACTGTCTACTGTTCCAGCAACACTAACATACCAATAGTCTCCTTTTTTAGTTCCAGCTGTAGGAGAAGAACCTACGGGGAATGAACCACCTGATGCATCCCAAGCACCTTCTAAGTTTCCTAGTCCACCTGTTACTGAATCAACATAAGCTTTGATAGCAGCAGTAGATGGGATATTTGTGTTAGCTGAACCTGTTAAATCAGTAGCTGTAATAATAGAAATCTCAGCAACAGCTCCAGTTGAGCCAGATACATTACCTAAAACTTTTCCGCTTGAAATAGTTTGAATCTTAGCAAATGTTACTTGATTATCGCCAATTTTCACTGTTGTAACAGCTCCGTTATTTAACTTAGCGGTAGTGATACCAAGGTCTTTAACACGAATAGCATCTGTGTCAATTTCAATGGTAGCGTTGTCTACGTTAATATCTAAGGTTACAACATCGCTAGCTGTAGAAGCTGTTAATCCAGCACCGCCAAGGACATCTTGGATATCTCCTGACATATCTACCCACGCAGTTCCGTTATAGAAATACATACGTAAATCTGTAGTATCAAAGTATACTTGTCCTACTACAGGAGAAGATGGAGCTGATGATAGATTCTGAATCGCGACGTTTAATATCTGATTCTTAGTTAAATCTAAACTGGTTAAAAACTTCTTTGCCATTGCTTATGTTAATTTAAAAATGCCTTGCCGCTAAATGCTGCTGAAAAAGTCAAAACTACTTGACTTGTGCTGTTATATTTAACCTCGCCCATAACTTCATCATTTGCAGAATCCACTATGCTGACGGCAGGGTATTTGCCTAAATCGTGATTAATTGTCCAGACGGTTTCTGGAGTGGATTGCGTAAACACATATCCTAATTTTGCTGTAAAAGTAAGTTTATTATTGCTTACGGCAATAGCTAATCCAGAGTTCGCGGATTCAAAAGTTAATGTCTCTCCAGTAACAATGCTATCTGTAGTAGTTCCATTAGATATTACAAATGCTGTATTGCTTGCTATATTAAGCGAGAATGGCAACATTTGAGTAGCCTTGTAAGTATAAGAACTTGAAGGAGGCAGCAAACCTATTAATTGGTCTAAGATTGGCTTAGCTCCATCTAAAGTCCCTGTTTCATAACGAGCTAATAAGTGAGAGTACAGCCCAACTACTAAATCATACTCCTCATTAAGCCTAGCATATTCACTTGGATTAGTAGTTTTGAACTCTTCAATCTGGTCTTTGTACGTATTCATTAAAGCAACCAACTCATCTTGAGTAGGAGCTTCTCTGATATCATATGTTTCTTGTAATAAGTCAACGTAACTTACGGTTAACCAAGACTTAGAAGAGTGCGTATAAGCCACGGAAATATCTGATTTGACCAGATATATACCCTCGTAGTATTTAGAGCTGTGAGAGGGCATTAAAACGTCTCCTGTGCCAGTCTTTGTAATTACTCCTACCTCACTTGTTGATGGGGTTGTAGTAAAAAAGTTTCTAGTTAGTACGCCTGAAAAATTACCCGATGTTTCATAAGGTGTTGAATCTACAAATCTAATGTCGGGTAAAACTACGTCAGACTCATTTGTAATAATCTTAGTAGGCTTCTCCCAGTTGAAGTCAAATGTCTCTTCTTTAATAAACTGCGTTTCTGCAGCATTTAATGCGACAAAATCGATAACATAAGTTCCTGTAAGAATCGTATTGTCAATATCTGTAATTAAGGAAATGTTAGTAAATCCGCCTGGAGCAGTAATATCGGGAGACGTAAAGTCTGTGTGCAGTACTTGTGACCCATCAGGAAATGTAACTGAAAAGTTACCCTTTGCTAAAACGAAATCTGTAGAGGTATCCGTTAGGCGTAATACCCTTGTCGAAGTCTTCTCGTTTACAATAAATTGAGCATTAAAATTTACGGGCATACCAGCTTAGGATAATTTGTTCAAATATACGATATTTTATATTGCTTTAAAAAAAGAAAAGGAGGACATTGTCCCCCTCTCTTAATAACCGAAACCAAACAACCTATCCTGTATCGGATTTACCCTAGTCGGGTCTTGATGGCATTTAACTCATCTGGGTTGTTTTCTTGTAAGTAATCGGCTAATTCTTTGATATAGTTCCTTCCTGGGCCTTTTTTATATTTAAGGATTTCCTTTTTGGTCTCTGCCCATTCAAATACCTGGCTATTAATGTTGTTATTAATAATTCCGCGCTTAATCGCTTCTTTAATTAAAGATTCAAACTCTAAGCTAGCTCTTTCTGCGACTTCAACAAACTCTTCTGGGCTATCTTCTGCATAATCTTCTAATGCGTTACGGATTTCATCGATTGTCTCTCCGTCAATACCCAATGCCATTGCAACTTCTCTCGCCTTAGCGTCTTCCATTTCAATCGCCATATTTACAGCCTTAACAATTGTTTTGCGGAGACTACGTTCTACTTTAGCTTCTTTAACAGCATCAATTCGAGAGAATAGTGACTCTTCTTCTTGATTCCTGTCTGGATTTGATTCATTCCAGTTGCATAACTCAACATACTGATAAATTTTCTGATGAAGCGGATTGTTCCCGTTCAGGAATAAGTACCCTAAGTTGGTTGCATTAAATACAATATTAATAAATGTAGGATTACCTTCTAAATCCGTACGCTCAATTGCTGCGATTGGCACAAACTCATTTGTTCCTTTATCGAGAACAATATCTGTCGAACGAATTTGTAATGCAGAAGGCATTAAAAACTTACCTGCGTTATCAGGGTCAGGACGAACATTATTTACTCGGTAAATAGCTCTTTCGTTTGGCTTGAGCTTTCTAATCATCTTCTCTGATAGAAGATTAAAATCTGATGCTTTCATTTTTTATTTTGTTTGGTTACGCAAATGTATCAATTATTATTAAAACAAAAAAGAGGAGGATTGCTCCCCCTCTCTTTGTCAGTTAATCTAAGATTAAACGTTGTACTTAATGAAGTGCTCATTACCTACAGTTTCTAAACCTTCGATTGAAGTGTACACGATATCTAAAGTATCAGTGTCTGAAGTTGGAGTTGGTGCAAGACCACCCAACATCTTCTCACGGAAACGAGAGTTAACGCCATCTGGCATCTCTAAATAACGCATCATCATACGGTCTACTTGACCTCCACCTTGCTCAACCTTAATCTTTCCAGCAGGAACTAAGTAAGCCTCTTTAGAGAATACTGTAGCACCACCTACTGAAGTGATTTGTGGGTGAGATAAAGCGTTAAGACGCTTCTTGTGGAAAGTACGTCCGAAAGCAGCAATTGAGTTAACTCCTAAAGCAAGAGCAACGTCTTTCTTACCACCGAATGAAGCGTAGTTTACAGCTCCGTTAATGAATTGAGTAGCAGCAGTGATGCTAGTATCAAATGCATTATCGAAATCAGCACCAGCCCATAATAAGTACTCAGAAGGGCAACGGTTAGCATCCATCAAACGAGATAAAGCAGATAAGTCAGCTAAAGAAACTGTGTTTCCAGTTCCAGTAGAAGAAGAAATACCACCAGCGTTTAAGATAGTGTCACGTAAACCACGAGTTGTGTTAATTGCGTTACCAGCAGCATCAGTTAAACCTGCAGACTCACGACCGAACAAGATAGAATAAAGAATATCCATACGGTGCTTCAAGTATGCATCGTGCTGCTGCTTCAAGAAGTAGTAAGGCTTTCCTTTAAACTCAACCTCAATCTTAGAACCGTAAGCGATATCTGTGATAGAAGTTTTAGTTTTGAAGATTTGCAACTTGTTAGAACGCTTAATCAAATCAGACTTACGCATTTGGTTAGAAGCAGTTCCTTCAGCATATGCGTTAGACATAAATGATAACTTAGAACCAGTTGTAGCAGCAGGAATTGCATCCGCAGAGTTAACTGGCTTAACAGTGATAACAGCGTCAGTAGCAGAAGAAATAGCTGATACATAACCTACTACACCGTTAGAGAACAAAATCAATTCCCCTACCAATGGCTTAACAGAAGTTGCGCCAACAATAGTGATGTCAACTGAAGCGCCAGCTGAACCCGCAGAAGTACCTGGAGTTTTAACTGTAGCAGTTGCATATAAGAAGTTGTTTTGAACTGTGAAGAACTCAGTTTGAGCAGAAGCCTTAGCCTTACCTGTCCAATCTAATACGTCCAACATAGACGCCTCTTCATCATAGATGTCAAGAACGTCCTTTAAAATTTCACGTTGCTCTAACGTGTTTGTAAATGATACAGTCGACAAGAATGTTCTGTCGATGTTACCTGCTCCAATAGCCATTTTTTAAATAATTTAATTGTTAAACACTATTTTTTTGTAATAGTCATTCCCTGTAAGAAAGCAATCGGGTCGTCTGAAGGTCTTTCAATGTTGTTAGACTGGATAACCGTTTTGTTTACTGTAGGAGGAACGACATTCTTTAGCTCCGCTTCCATAGCTCTGCGTCCTAAAGACTTGCCGTGTTTAATTAATTCGCTTATAAATTGAGTTGGATTCTGTGCGAATGCAACTGTTTTTGTCCACTTATCCCAATCAACACTTCCGTCTTTTGCAAAGATGGAAAGAAACTTGTTTGAATCCATAGCGTAATCAACTACAACATTTGGGTCCTGAATCTGGTAGTTAATACCTTCTCCGTTTGCCCCAATTTTAATGATGTTGTTATTGACAACACTGGCGACTCCTTCACTAATAATTTTTCTGCTCTGTTCTTGCTGAGCAGCTAGCTCTTCTTGCGAAGGGCCTGTTTGTGCTTGTGGCGATTGAACGTTGTTTAAGAATTGCTGTTGCTCTTCTATAAAGGTCTTTCTTAGCTTTTGAGCATCTCGCTTCAATAGTGCTTGTCCAACCTCGACGTCTTCTTCGTCATACGCATCTAACCCGTATTTTTCTAGCTCCTTGTCAAATAGCTTTTGTCTGGCTTTATCACTTAAGTCATAGTTCTCTGTATCGAACTTAACTTTTAGGATTTCCAAGTCAGTCATCTCGCTATAATCGACTTCGGTTGCTCTTAAGAAAGGCTGAAGCGTACCATACGTCTCGTAGTACTGTACAGCTTTCTCAATGAACGGGTCTTTAAATTGATACTGAGCAACAGGGGAATCAGTAGGTGTGCTATCTGTGTCATCTGACTGAGTCGTATCAGCCTGTTGAACTACAGTTTCTTCCGCATACCCATCTTCAACATCTGTTGTTTCGGTATCTTCTACAGGAGTCTCATCGTTCTGAGACTCATTATCTTCATTAGAATCATCAGTTCCTTCGCCTTCAGTGCTATCATCTGCACTAGAAGTTTCGTCGGAAGTTTCTGGTGTTTCTTCTGTATTCTCAATTGGTTCGTCTTTAGACAATAGTTCGTCTAAGTTAATCGGCTCTGCCATATTATATTATTGTTTGGTTACGCAAATGTATAAACTATTCAGCCTTATTTCCAACTGCTTTTTCGCTCTTCTTAATTTGAGCTATGTACTCGCGGCTGTCTGCCTCAATCTTTGCAGTATTAATCTTACCTTCAAGCTTACCTTGCTCAATCATCGCTTCATTCTGAAGCTTCATTGCTAGCAATTGACTCTCAAGCTGTTTTTCAAGCTGCAAATATTGTGACTTAAGTTGAATTTCTAATTGAAGAGTTTGCTGTTTGGCGGCTTCAGCTGCTTGAGCAGATTGCTGTTGAATCTGTCCATTCATTTGTTGCATCTCTAGAGCCTTCTTCTGCTTATCTTGCTCATTTTGCTTAATCTTGTATGCAAGCATTACCTCAGCATACTTCATATTCTCAAGATTCTCAAGCATAATAGCATCCGCCAAGGTAATCTGTCCAGATTGAATTGCAATATTAACCCTTTGCGCGAATTTCTCCTTTTCAAACTCTGTTGGCTTCTGAGTAATCACTAAACCGCACTCGTGAGCACTAGTATTAGGGTCTAACTTGAAGAATTGTACTGAAGAACTACCTAGCGCGCGAATATAACCTTCAATAGCCCCATTCTCTGCAGAATCTTGGATACGAAGTGTTAGCGCGTAGCATAATTTCTCTAGCAACTCTCTCTCAGCACGTTTAATAAAGTCCAAAGAGTTGTTAGTAGACTCAGATGCGTACTTCGCCACACCATTTAATGTACGTGGGTCAGGTGTTGAGCCGTCCGTAATCTCATTAAATCCTAAAATGTCGCGAAGTAACTGGATATTATTAGTAATAATGTTAAAGTATTGCACTGCTTCATTACCAATACCGTTATCAAGCTCTTCAATAGGCTTATAATTGCTTGCATTACCTTCGTCAGACAATCTACGGTAAACTAAGTTACCTGTCTGATTGTATAGGTCAATGATTTCCATTGGCTTAAGTGCTTTACCACCTTTACCTATAGGCACACTCTCTAGTGCTCCAATTTCAATCATAATACCACGAGGACGCGCGCGTAGCATCACGTTCTGTAGTTTGTACCAAGCTAACTGAATCTGGTCAGCAATCGCTTTCATTTGGCTACCTAACGAGTAAGTAACCATCTGATAGATGTTAGGTGCTACAACGTGGTAAGATAAAGACGTATTAGTCAAGTCTGACTTAGCGCGCTTCATATTTGTTGCTAACTCACAATCAAAGAATACATCGCTATCTACAATCCACTTGCCTTGGTAAACTACTTTGTAGTCTGTCTTAGAGTATTTCTTATCTTTGCGATTCCCTTTTACTTTTGACGCGCGGCCTACAACTACGTTACCTTTTGAGTTAACGCGCTCCTCTAAGATAATGCTATTAACAGAGTAAAACTCAATATCTAATACTGAGATGCGGAATCCATCGTAGTTACGAGTCTGATTAAAACCAGTATTCTTAACTAATGTTGGATTACCAAGCTTATTCGTGTATTTCTCGGCAATCATTTGATACTGCTCAGCAGAAATCTGGTCGCCAGCTAATTCTTTTAAGTCAGATATTGTCATCTCTACTACCTCGCCCATATACTGAACATCCTTGAATGATGGGCTAGTCGTATAAGACATAACCATATTAGAAGGATTTACGCGACGAAGTTTAATGTTGCCCGCAGCGTCAAAGTATTCTCTGTAGCCTGCAATACCAAAGTCGTGCAAGTCTTCAATAACTAACGCGCGCTCTTGCGGAAAACTATTCATATTTAACACAAGGTCAATAGCTTGCTCCATCTCAATAGCCATTCTATGCTTATATGAGTAATTCATATACATATCAAGCTCTTTAAGGTTAGCTGCATCAACATCGGGGCCTGGAATCAAATCGGGGTCTACACCTTGCTTTTCAAACTCTTCTTTAAGGATTAATTTAGCCGCGTTATCAGCGTAGAATTTATTCTTATCGTCTTGCGCGATAGGGTCAATTGCATCTACAGATATATTGAAGTCAGACTTCATTAATGTAGCTAGTGCAATACGACGAAACTTAGGGATAATAGGAAGGATGTCCCAGCTTATGTTAGATGTAGATTGGTCTTCGTTTGCAGTAGAAGATGGATTAACTAGCTTCTTGTATCTGCTAATCGACTGTTTACCAAGCATATACAACTTAATCTCGTGGTAATTCTCTCGGCCGTTGTATAATTGATTAGGATAATAGGTTCCAAAATCTCTCCAAGCTGCTTTAATATACTGGGAAATCCAGTTCTTATCCTTTTTATCGGTGTCGATTAAATGGCTTGGAAAGTCCATATTCTTTGGTACATCTTGTTCCATCATAGCTTAAAATGGGAATATCTCCCTTACGTCGTAAATGTGTTGTTTTTCTTCAATCTTTTGAGCAAATTTAGATTTACTCGCGGCTATTAACGTATACCCACTTGCCATAGCGGCGTCAAATTTTGTAGTCTTATTAATATCAAAATGCAACCAATCCTCCAACAGGTTCTTGAAGACAACTTTGTGGATGTTTTCTTCAATGTAGGTTTCGGTCTGCTCGGCTATCTGCTGATGCATCTTCACAGACGCGGATACTCCAAATTTGGAGGAGTTAGGCATCTTCGTTAAGAACCTATCGTATCCTCTGTATTCAAAGTATTTAATTAACCCTACCTTGTTGTCCTCTGACAGCAATTCGCAACCAAAGAAATGCGCCATCTTAATCATATCCTCGTAGAATATCTCAGCCTTATCAGGTCTATTAAGATATTCGACTAAGAATGTCTCACTTAGCTCATCCATAGCATCAAACTTACGATAAACGTAAGCAGCGCCATCAGAGCGTTCTTTACTCGTTGTAATGCTATGGTCAAAAGGGTCGCAACCTATAGCAAACTTGTTGCTATTTTTAGGCACCTTCTTAGTTCCATAATTTTCCACCTGATTATAAAAACTTGTATCAGACGGATTTACCTTCGAATGTACCAAGAATTTTCCATTGGAACTAGTCTTGAATACGACTCTAGTGTCGCGTTCTCCATTTTCCCAAACAAATTCTCCACGCAAATATAATTCTTTTTCATTTACCCACGTTATAGATTCTATCTGTCTATTGATTTTCATTGCATCATATAAACAAGTTTCTGCTTCACTAAAGAATGCCTCCTCAATTGTAAAAGGATTCTTGCGGATAAAAGAAGCTAAAGCTCGCGGGTCAACCTCTAATGCCGCACGTTCTGCTAGATAAAACTTTTTAGCCTTCTCTTCGTCAGCAAAGCCATATTTATCATAAAACAATGTTCTATAAGCTGGCATAAAGTATTGATACAAGCCAGACATTGTTCTACCGTTGGCATTCTTATGTAGCTGATTAGATGCTTTCCATAACTCTTTAAACGAAGCTCCTCCATCTTCCATTTCCTCTACGGTAGTGGTGTATAGTGCCTTGCCAATAATGTTCTCTTCTTGTTGAAGACAAAACTGCACGACTTGATGGCGCTCATACACGTCTACGTTCTTAGTTTTACCTGCTTCATCAGCTAAGTAACGATGAATCTTCATACCATCGTAGGCAAACTTATCTGAAGACTTAAATGTAATAGCTGACTCAAGCTCAATCTTTTCAGCAAATGAGTCTTCTACAGCACCCCGTTTGTTTGTCTTGAAAAAACGCAAATCCCCTTTGGGGGTCATACCCTTTTCGGTATCGTAAATCGGAACAAAGAAATCGGGTAGGTACTTAAATGGCATTACGACACCCTTTGCAAATACGTTATCCTTGGCATCCTCGTATGTCTTAGACTGAATCCCCGCATTCTTATTCTTGCTACGAGAGGTTAATTCAAACAAAAAGGCCCCAGCGCGCATCGTCTTACCTTGACGACGCTTAGTAACCTCAATCATCCCTAAGCTATTAGGGTCTTGTACAACATACTCTAAGAAATAAAAGAACTCTAAGTCAGTAACGCGGAAATCAGGATAGCCTACATCTATTTTCCAATGGACTAAATAAAAATAATGAAGCCCTGTTATGTAAGTGGGCTTGCCGTTATTGTAAAACCAGAATCCGTTTAAGCGTCTATCCCACTCCTGATTACGATACTCCTGAAGCTCAGGGTTATAATACTCAGGATTTTGTCGTTGAGAAGCAATCTCTTTCTTTCGTTTTAAGTCGTAATCTACTGGAGGCAAAGGTCTTTCCCAGTATTGGTTATTGGTTCTTGATGAACGCTCATACATCTCTCTGCGCTCCCATTGAGACGTCATTACGTTCCAAACCATCCCAACAGGTGGACGCCAACAAGACACACCCATTATCTGAAACTCTTTACTTCCTTTATGTTTCCTATACATTCTTTAAATATTAACACCCACTATATGTTACGTGGTATTGAATTATATGTTAGCAATTGATTCAGGCGACATCTTCAATATCTCCGACTTCTTATCCTTATTGTCGCCAAACAACTTATCCTCGTAGGCTTCAATGCGCTTAATGATAGCATCGCACTCTTGCATTAATTTAGTCTTAATCTCAAGAGCCTGCAATTTATCCTTATCGCTTCTAAAATCCTTGATAGGAGTTAGCAATTCTTGCTGATACTGCCATAACACCTCTTCGTTAGCAGACAGAATAGCCCATACCTTGGACGATTGATGGCGCAAGTAAGCATTGATATACACCAATACTTTATCGTCGTTTAGATTGAAGATTTCTTCTGAGTTCTTTGGTAGCCCAGCTATAGATGCGCATTCTCTTTTACGCTCATTGATGTCAGGAATCTTTAATCGCATTGGAGACTTCTGGTCATATAGTAATGCAACGTATTTAATTAACGGTACATCAGCTTTTGATTGCTTACCAAAAATTTCTATTACATCTGAATGCTTTTCCAGGCTATCCTCTCCAATAGGGATAGCTAGGTTATCTAAATCTTTTTGCGAAAATATTGCCATAACTGTTTGGTTTTGCGGCGGCGGGCGGCGCGCCGAATTTTGTTTTCATATCTACGTACTCACATAGCCCCTAAATCCCCTAAAGGGGACTTGGCTACTAGCGAAGAGTTCCTCTTCACTTCTTTATGCGAAAATCTTATTTACATAGGTCGCACTAGTATTATTATATTCTAGTATTATTAATATCTAGTATTATATATCAAAGCGGGTTTTCTGACTGTCAGAAATCCTACTTTCAGTCAGTTTGCTCTAAACGCAGATTTTACCATAAAAAGTGCATTTAAACGTAATAAGCTGAAAGTGGGAAATCCTACTATCAGTACGCATTGCTTTTTGTACCTAATATGTACTCCTGTTGTAGCGTATAGTACTCTTTACCCTCAATTATGTTAACAAAGTTCGAGTTCTTTTCTAGTATCACTACGTCTCCAGCGTTAGCATCTAGCGCATTAACACCCATCAAAGGCTTACCTATGTGCGCAAGTTTAGCATACTTAACAGATGGCTTCTTAGCAACACCAGTTACTAAGCCTGACTGCGATAACGTTGCTTGAATCTTAACACCATTAACCTCCACTTCATTAAACGCCTCTTCAACAATTTTCTCACATAGAGCCCAGGAACCAATAGGTATAATAGCATTGTCCCTAATAGCACAAAAAATCCAATAATAAGGTACTTTAAAATAGTTGCCGTGGATACAGTTCGTTTCATCTGTCGTCGTAAGATAATGGAAGTATATAATGTCGCCTACCTGAACATCTTTCTCTATTTCAAGTTCATTGGTCGCATATGCTTTCCCTTCGGGGACGGCTATGACGCGACCGTAGATGCGTGCGTACTGGGTAGGATTAAACTCTGGGTCTATGTTTAAAGTTAACGAACCATAGGTAACAGTATCGTCTAGCGTAGCACCTACTTCCACAATTACTGTGTTGACAGGAGCTTGCTTAATATCGTATTTAAGCATATTATTTATTGTTTGGTTATCTGCAAAGTTAGGTAACTGTTTGCATAGTAGCAATAGTTAGGAGTTCGCCTAAATGCTTTCACGTTTTATTCACGTTTTTTTTCACGGTTTATTTTGTGAAAGCGTATAGTTATTGGGAACAGGTTATATATATGATTGACGGGGTCGCGAAGTCAAATGGCAAACGAGTAACCTGAACGGGGTGGCATCCGATTTAGCATTTCGAAAACTGAAATTTGGCCTAGCATTACTACGCTCCTGCATTATATGTTTCCAAATAAGGCACGCTCTTGCATATACCTGCACAATCATACCACCGCAGGCCATTGCGCCCCTCAGACAGCAAAGAAACCACAGAAGAATGGCAGGAAAGGGAACGCGCGCCGGGGTTTATAAATGCTAACTTATCCGCCCCCGCATCCAGCCTTCAAACGTGAAACCCTAGGATAAAAATAATCCCTAAAACATTTGTTTAATATCAGATAAATAGTTAGTTTAGCGCATCACAAAACCCCCATTAGTATGAAAAATTTACTTAACTCCCTGATAATCAGGAACAACCTGAAAGAAATAGGCGCTTTTCTTAGCGTTCTTTTCTATCATTCACTTATTTCCCTTCCGCTGTTGTTGGCGGTTTATTGCATTCAAAGCGATTTTAATTTAGGCGGGATTTACTGCTTAATTGTTTTCGTTTTTATGGTGCTTATCAAATGGGCAAAATCTTAATTCATCCACCTTTTAAACATTTATCCAAATGAAAAAATCCTTTTTTATCCAAACGCGTAAAGCGTACAACAAAGCAAGGGCATTAGATGTGCTTGCAGGTGCTTGCCTTATTGCAGGGCTTTCGCTCCCATTTACAGCCCCATTAGTCGGGCTTTCTGCACTCTGGTCTTTTGCCCTGCTTCCGCTTAGCTTATGGCTGTTTATTTGCGCTCTCGAATATGAAAGGCAGGTAAATCAAAACCTAAAAGTAATTTATGACGCTTACGGCTTCGGCTTGTTTACTGACAAAAGAGTCATTTTAAAACGTATTATTGAATTATCTAAATAAATCCATTTATCCATTTTTAAACAATCCTTTATTATGAAAAACATTCAAAAAAATTCCCGCTTCTTAGGCTTATTTGTTTCGCTTGTTGGTTTCCTTGTTGCGTTTGCAATGGGCTCGCAGGCTACGGAATACGCCCAGCCTAATTTTCTTTTACTTGCTATCTTTTTTGGCCTATCTTCTTTGTTCTTCATTACGGCCGAACTTTGCACCCCTGAAAAATAATTTTACGGTTATATAAACACAAGCAAAATGATAACATACAACGGAATGCAATTCGAGAATGAAACAGCCTTGCACGAATGGCGCTTAGCTTTCGAATTTGATTATTTTATTGATTACGTATCACAAAACTAAACACAAAACAAAATGAACACTTTTAAGCATTATTTTAGCTATTTATCCCCTAATGAAATGACGGAATTTATCCGCGCTATGGATAGCCAAGGCAACCGAACGGGATACACGTTAGAACAGAATTTAGAGCGTGACAGAAATTACGATTCTTTTGCGGATTTTATTGATACCGTATTTAGGTGGAGCGAAACCCCGCAGGGGCAACAATATTGGGAAGGACTACCGAATAAGTATTATAGGGTAACGCCTTGGGACTTTAGGCCATTGCGATGGAGCGCAACAGATGAATATCTGCGAATAGATGATTTGAGTAAAATTATAGGAAGGCTTAGAAAGCAAGGCGGAGCAGTTGACGAGAGCGAAAGGCTGTATTTATTGCAGGAAGATATCGAAACGGGGCTTTTTAAAAAAATAGGAAACGTAAGACTAACGGCAGATTTTTACGGCTACGAATACGCCCTAAAATCGGATGTAGTAAACATTGCACACTTTGCGGGCGGAGCTCATTCGGGAAGGCATTACAACGTGGAAACGCGCTACATATGGGAAGGAGTAATAAGGGATTTTTTTGTAGCCATTCCCGAAGATGCGCAAGAATACGACCCAACGGCAGGGCATAATTTTTGGCCTAATGGCAGAGCGGCGAATAGTTCGGGTTATACAATGCACGAAGGTAAATTAACTAGATGCGCGGATATTGCAGGACTTCGCCCCGCGTTTGTTCATTACAAAGAAGAGGGGGTAAAGTTCGAGATGATACCGCAAGACTTAAAAGGGTTTACGCCTTTATCTAGCGTTTACGATTATACCGCGAACGACTCTACAATTATAAAAGTAATAGAGGGCGAAGAATTTGACCCTAGTGATTTTAGTGGCGTATATGCTTACGATTATAACGATGAAATAGTAGATGACGCGGTAGCTATTAATTGCGGGATACACGGCACATTTTATTTTAGTGAACAATTTATAGAGAACGCGCGTGAAATACGATTAGGAGGAAACCGTCAATGGGTCGGCTTAGTCTATACAGATGACGGAACATTTTTAAATACTGATTCCGCAAATTATTGTAATTGGTATTATTGTTCGGATTGCTCCGAATGGTACGACGCGGAAAACTGCGGAGGTGAGCACGACCATAGCTACGATGAAGAAGAGGACGAAAACGATAGTAATAATCCGCGGTTTGGGTATCATTCTTGTGAGCATTACGACTATTCCGAGGGAAGTGAATACAAAGTAGGGTTTGAAATAGAAAAGGAATGCGAGGACGGGTGCGCCCATTCTCATTACCATATCCGCTCCCGCTTCGGTTGGGTTAAAGAGCGCGACGGCTCGCTAGATGACGAAATAGGCTTCGAACTTGTTACGCCTCAATACGACCTTTTTAGCTCCAAGTTAATGGAAGACGCTACAAAGATAGAAGAGGCGTACCCGAAATTGATTAACGGGGCTGTGTCCAGCGCTTGCGGTGGCCACGTTCATTTTTCCAAAGCGGAAACAATGGGGAGCGATTTGCTTGAAAGTATTTGCGGGTATTTGCCTATTTTATATTCTATCTACGAGCACCGAATCAATAAATCATTCTGCGAGGTAAAAGAAAAGGAAGAAATGAAACGTAGCGATAATAAATACCAAGCGGTAAAGGTAATGCGCGGGCGTATTGAATTTAGAATTTTTCCCGCTGTTAAGAATTTGCAGGTAATGGAATGGCGCGTAGATTTAATTCGAATAATGGCGAAGAATCCAAGCGCAAACCCGTTAGAAGTTATCAAGACCCTAACAAATTCCCGAACAGAATTACACAAGCATTTCGCTAAAATCTTTTCCCGCGGTGCAATTTATCGCAAAGCGCAAAAGGCCTTAGAGTACGCGAAGAAATTCGATTCTAATTACTTTAATGTCGATATGCGCGCCGATGTCCGCGCCATTAATAAAAAGGTAAGCAGACTAAACAAAGCGGATGCCAAGAAAATGGAGGCGCTTGCGAAGGAGTTAAGCGCGTTTGCCGAATCAATTAATTAATTTTTTTTAAAAACTTATTCAAACAATAAAAATAAATATATTATGTGCATAGCTATTTTAAACACACCAAACGTAACATTTCCAAAGTCTTTAATTGTTAATTGTTGGGACAACAACAGCGACGGGGCGGGATTAATTTACACAAACGCGGGAACGCTTTACACGTTCAAGGAATTGCAAAGCGTGGATAAATTTTACAATCATTATATAGACGTTCGCAGGAGATACCCGAAGTCTAAAATAGTGCTTCATTTCCGTATCGGTACAAGCGGAGGGATTAACGTGGATAATTGCCACCCGTTTAACGTAGATAAAAATCTAGCATTTGTCCACAACGGGATTATATCAGAGTTAAACGGGATACATCCTAAGAAATCAGATACTAATTTATTTAATGAGCGTATCTTGCAGAAACTACCCGTTTCCTTTGAGCGTAACAGCGCGATAATGTCGTTAATTGAGGAATATATAGGGAGCAGTAAATTAGTCTTTTTAAACGCCAAGAATGAGGCCTATATAGTAAACGAGGATTTAGGTAAGGAGGATGAAAAATACGCAAATTGTTGGTTTAGTAATACCACGTATAAGCCTAGTTTATATTACGACCGCGGAGGCGTTAAGGTTTGGAAGGATGACAAAGGGTCTAAACCTGGGAGCTCTTATGATTGGGGAGGATACTACGGAAATTGGGATGATGAAGCGTACTACGGAAAGGATTGGGAAACAGAATCTAATTACTACGAAAGCTACGCGAGCCTACCCATTGAGACAGCCCAAGCGCGTTTCAAGGAATTAGATGAAAAGCCCGCTATAATGTTAAGCGCAAGCGAGAAAAGCGAGTATTACGCTTTGCAGGACTTAGTTAACGAGCATCGATATAACGACCTTGTTACGCGCCCATTTAATGATTTAACCGATGCGGAATTTCAGGAAATGGGGCATTTGGAGAACGTGCTAGGATACAGCGCATAGGCGTTTAGCCTAGTTTATTGCAGGAGTTTACAGCCTCCGCGGATGTTTAACAGCATTTGCGGGGGCTGTTCTGTTTTTGGGGCGGGCTGTTCTGTTAATTCGGGGGTCGCGCGCGCGGGCTATCTTATTATTATTATAATTAAGTTGATAGTGATTTTATATAGAAAGTTGATAGTGATTTTTTTGTAGAGTTTAGGCTTAATGATTAAGTTTTATCCCAGCTTGTATACATCCCCGTATGTGCCTGTAAAGCAATATGTTAAAAATAAATATGCGTGATTCTAAGAAAGCGTTGTATTTTATAAAGAACTTTTACCTTACCTATTGACATATATTAATCATTTGGTTTACCTTTGTTTCAACAAAAGGGAAAACCGATTTTTATGAAAAGGGAAAACTCATTTTTACAACCAACAACCAAAAACCTTATGGTGTACAAGGTCAACCAAGCAATTACTATGTTATTACGTTTTATTTTTAACGAGAAGAAAAAGAAGCAAACTAAGAAAAGCTTCAAGAAGCAAGCACGCTTAACGGCTCAATTAAGAAAAACAGGTCGATTAGGTTTTTCTAAGCTATTTATCGATGACTTTGAAATCAGTAGCTCAAAGGGCTTATCCATCGCTGTCGATGCGGTACAGCCTGACAACAACGTATTCTATGGTGTTATCACTCCTGCTGGAGCAACTGGCTCTACGCGATTTGTTAAGTCAGGTATCGGATACTTTGCTATCAAGACTCCTGATACATTCAGCCAGTTAGGATACAATTTTGAGAACGAGAATTACATTTTCGAAATTGAGAAGGTAGATTACAATGGCAATGAGGTGCTGAAGTTTACTCGTAGAAATCCTATTGGAGAAGAGTAATGAAAGCGCTGAAATTGATACTCACGTTTGCAGCATTGCTAATGCTTGTTGCGGTGGCAAATCAAATCTATAAACATTTAATCCAATAGAAATGAATACTCTATATAGCGGGCATCATATGTCCAAGTACTTAACAGAAGAGGAATTGGCTAATTTCAAAGCAGAAATTGAAAACGGAGGAACTTGTTCTTACGAATCATACCTAGAAAAGGAATACCCCTCATTCTATATGTTTATCTTCAATGCCTTTGAGGCAGAGCGTTCAATTATGGGCGAGGATTATTGGGATAATATTGGAGACGCTTGTAGGGACGGCATTGACGTCAATACAGCAAAAGCTCAGTCGATTGCCTATGCTGTATCAAAAGCAGTACAAAAGGCGCTAGAAGAAGTGCTTTCTCTTAACAACGAAGAAGATGCTGAGCGAATTCCTGGGGACGAGCTTTATGCTTTAATGAACAGAGAAGAGCGCAGTAATTTTCACGATGAGTTTGATGCTCAGAGGGAAGACTTAAATGGATACCTTTCAGGCTCATACGTTTCCTTTAAGCAGTTTATCGGTAGCGCGTTCTTATTTAGGGAAACCAAGCAGGGTACTAAATACTGGCACGATTTATCTAGTAAGTACAGCTTTGATACGGTGTATGATTTATTTGATGAATTAAGCATTAAGGTAAAAGATGGCGATAACTAAATTTTACGTAGATGTAAATCCATTTACCTACGTAGCTAGCATTAGAGCTAAGATTGGAAAAGACACGTATGAAACGGAGGTAGATTACACGTTGCCAGATTTCTGGGCGACATTCTCAATGGGAGAAGATGTATTCGATATACACTTTGACTATGACGGAGAGTTTACTGCTGAGGTTTTTAGTGCCGAAGACAACGGGGTAACGCAAGGCGCGTTCCCGACTAAAATAACATTAAAGCTTAAAGATTAAAGCTATGACAATTTTCGAAGTAGAAGACGATTCTGATTTAATTACAGACATCGGAGTAACCGTAAGTAGAGACTGGGTAGTACTTAGTTTCTTTCATCAAGGAGAGTTACTGGAGCGTACCAAATTCTTGCGCTCCATAATTAACTACTACCATATCAAAAAGCAATTAGAGGGGTTGCTTATTGGAGATGACGCCCCTCGGGATATTATAGGCCATATACAATCTAAATGCGAAGTCGTATGAACGTAGGAGCAATTATTATTACCTCATTCTTTATGGCAGTATTAACTGTTATATCAATATTGTGCCTAAAGATGCACAATGATGACAATGATATTGCAAAGCAAATAATTCGTGAGCACGAAGAAGAAATTAAAAGACTAAGACAGAGATATGAGTAACTTAATAGAGCCAAAAACTGGCAGAGTGGTAGAACGTAGCTACATTTCAAAATCGGGAGACAAGAAGCATATTTTTGCTCCCGTTTATAACCAAAACGTAGGAGATGCAGATAATTTAATCGAGGGGCAGAAGTATTATTATGAATACAGGCTTCGAAATGAAGAGATTTGCGACTTTGGAATGTTTTGGTTTGCAACAGAACGTACGCTAGTGTTTTTTAGGGAAGATGAGCCAACGCTAACGCTGGGCATCCCTATTGCAAATATAAAATATCTAGTTCCTGTAAAAGGTACAGAAAAATAATCTATATTTGCATTGTTAGTAAAGAATTGCATTGGGGGATGTGATTCTATACAAAGGTTTTATAGCCTGAGCCCAAGATTGATACCCCCATATCGTCTTGGGCTTTTTTGTCTGTTATGAATTTACAATTAATGTGCGACACAGCTATCTGTAACGTTAAATTGGCTCATATTGAGGCTGATTTAGAGCAGTACACTACTGCGTTAGGGTATGCAACATATGAAATGCAAGCGTTCGATATTCTAATCAACAAAGTAGAAGAATTGAACAAGGAGAAGGCCCACCTGCTGGGCAAATTAAAGCAATTAAGATGAATGCTGGAGAAATTATTCGTGAGAGCGTAGTAGGCAATTTCACAATCCTGCCCAACGACTTTGTGCAATGCAAAGAGTTGACATTGGAGGAGAGAGGGTTGCTAGCGTTTTTATACTCGAAGCCTGATGACTTTAAGATTTACACTAAGTTCTTGCCTGATTTAACAGGAGAGTCAATCTCTACAATCAAGCGAGTCTGGGCAAACCTTAGAGAGAAGGGCTATATCGTTTCAACAAGGATATACGAGAACGGAGGTTTTGTAGGCTGGAGTCATAGGATATCACTTAGAGTGATAGAGGTAGGCGAAGACCTGAAAGTAGGAAATCAGACTATCAGGAATCAGACAGTCAGAAAACAGACCGTAAGAAAACCCGCTTTGATTAATAATACTGATATCAATAAAACAGATATTAATAATACTATAAATAAAGACGAAGGGTTTGAAGAATTTTGGAACAAGTACGATAAGAAGACAGACCATAAGAAAGCTCTCGTTAAATGGAGAACCTTAAAGGAAGATGATAAGAAGAAGATATTAGAAACCATAGATGCATACGTATTAGCTCATCCCGATAAGATGTATCGTAAAATGCCAACTACCTACCTTAACGGAGAATGCTGGAACGATGAGCTAGAAGTAAGGAAGCCAACAATACTGGCAAGTGAAGACAACCCATTTAAAGTTAAAATACCCGAAGGATGGTAAAGAGCAAATTACTAGATGACCTATTAGAAGAAGATGTTATTGGATATCTATTAGATAATTCACACTTAACAGCAGAGGTATCTAAGATACTGGGAGAAGACTCCTTTGCTAACCCTTTGATGAAGCGTGTTTTCTTGGCTATGGTTGAGTTGAATTCGTACAATAGTGTCTTTACTCGTTACGATGTATTTAGAACGCTTAAAAGCGAAAAGACGCGTTCGAAGTTAGCAGTAGAGAAGGTGCTGAAGATGCACCCCAACAGAGTTTTCGACTTAATGACTGCTTGCTTAGAGCTAAAAGAGTTAGAGAACAAGCGAATTATTAACGACCTATCTGCTAAGGTTAGTTTTGCAATGGAGTCTAATGATGATGTATCTACTATTGTCTCGTTAATCGAGAATAAGTTAGAAGAAGTCACAACGTCGTCCGCCTCCTCAGAGGTGTTCTCTCTATCTGAAATCTACGATAAAGTGGTGGACAAGATGGATGAAATGGCTGGCGTGTTTAAGATTTCAGGCATTGATACAGGCTCTCGCACCTTGAATTATATGACAGGAGGCTGGCAGGAAGGAATGACTGTTATTGCGGCTAGGCCAGGTATGGGTAAAACTATTGCAGGATTAGAGCACGCTAAATCAGGAGCCAAAGCTGGCAAAAGAGTCCTGTTTCTTAGCTTAGAGATGCCAAAGGAGTCTTTGATTTACAGATACATATCATCGGAAATTACCGAGTTCGCGTATTCTGATTTAAAGTCTAATAAGATTAGCAAGGCTGATGTAGCAAAGATTCGAGCGTCTAACGCCAAAGACTTAAAGACATTACCTATATTCTTTTATGATTCAGACAACAGAGACATAAACTATTTAAGCCTGATGCTGTCGGCAGAGTGCAAGAAGAATAAGATAGACTTTGTAGTAATCGATTATATGCAATTAATCAGGGATGTACAGATTAAAGACCAAAGCGACTTTGCGCAGGTGTCGTCAGTCAGCAACAAATTACAAAAGCTGTCTAGGAAATTAAAGATACCAATTATCTGCCTGTCTCAGTTGTCGCGTGACATTGAGAAGCGCTCCAATAGATTGCCACAGCTATCTGATTTGCGTTCATCAGGTAACATTGAACAGGATGCAATTCTGGTCATCGGTTTATACCGAGATGACTACTACAAGTATACTGATGCGAAAGCAAACAATACGCCTCCGCAACCAATGGACAACAAGCTAACCTATGTTCTATTAAAGAATAGGGACGGTGCAGTTGGAGATATTGATAGGTATTGCGACGTAAAAACGAATCGCATTGTTGATAGTGAGGAAGAGCTTTATCGTTTTACTCAGCCTGAAATCCTGTACAAGGACACAGAGCTAGATAGGATGAAGCCACAATTTGATGACATTATAGCCCCATTTTAATATGAGAAGATTACACAATTACTTAAATAAGCCATACAGGCTTGAATACACAGCAATTATTTTATTAATAGGATTAGCTGTTTTGACAGCAGTTTTCGGAAAAGATAATGATACGAAATACACAATCTATTCGCAAGGAGAAACCTATCGTGTAGATAATTTTAGGGTAATGGGCGGACAGCTACTGTTTGATGCCTACGGGAAATCCATACTCATTAAAGGAAACTACATAATCGAAATAAACGAAACCAAATGAACATCTTCTTAGAGTTAGCCAAATTCAACCATATCAAGTACTTTGACGAGCCTCATAAGTATTACATCGGAGAGCAGGAGCTTATATCTGGCACGACATTCGTCGGCTTATATAAACCAAAGTTCGAGTCTCTTATGATGGCGAAATCTTCTGCTAAGAAGAAAGGCGTTGAACCCGAAGAACTGCTAGCAGAATGGGATATGAAGAAAGTGATAGCTTCCACGAGAGGCACGCTTTTTCACGCTTACGCTGAGAATTACCTGAACAACAAAATCTTTCCGTATGACGCAAGTTTGGCGGCTAAGATTGTAGCTGAAGAAGATGTAATCAAAGACATATACGATGCTTGCGTTAAGTTATGGATGCAGTTCTACCAAGATTCATCAGCTACGTTAGTTCCAATTAAGTCAGAGCTTGTTATTGGAGATGAAGACTGGGGAATATCAGGTATGATTGACCAATTGTATTGGAACAGTAAAATGGAGGAGTATCAGATTTATGATTGGAAGACCTCTAAGGAGATTCGAGATAAATCTAAGTACGGCAAACGAATGAAAGCACCTATTGCGTTTTTATCCGACTGCGAGATAACATCGTTCGGGCTTCAGCTTTCTTTGTATAAGCTAATTATAGAGAAGAAGACTAATATTAAGATAGGTCGGATGTACGTTATACACGTTCACGAGAGCCTAGAAAAGTATCAGATTGTTCAGATACCTGATTACACGCAGTATGTAATGTTAATGATTGATGACTATTTAAAAATAAGGAAATGATGGAAACAGTTTTTAAAAAAGGAGACAGGGTGTTCGATTATACATACGGATGGGGGGCAGTAGAAGAAGTTGATTCTTCAGTTTGCGTGAAATTTGATAGCTGTACGAATACACGAGTTCGTTATTGGGGAGTATTACTAAGGGATTTATCTTTTACGGAATACAAATTAGCTGGTTTTTCTCAGAACAGGGAGGACATTAATCCTGAATATTTTGGCTGGGACAATCCAGTATTATCGAGAAAAGAAGTTTTTAAAATAATTGATGACGCAGTAAACTCTAATCGAGGTAAATCAGATATATTTTTTATATCTAAAATAAAAGAAAATTTAAGAGAGTTGGCGTTTGTTAATGCTGATAAAAAACTAAAACAACAAGATAATGCCTGATATAACAATGTGTAGGGGCGAAGAGTGTCCAAAGAAGCAATTTTGCTACAGGCACACAGCAAAAGCAAGTGACTACCAATCATTCTTTATGAATCCACCCATTAAAGATGGTCAATGCGATTATTTTTGGGACAATGAAGGATATAACAACAATAAAGAACAATACGATGCCATACTTGAATCATAACATTCCAACACTAACTTGTTTTATTCGCAACGAGTTTTTGTTTAACGGCGAATCAGGACACGGGGAACACACGCTATGCGATGTGCACTCGGTGGCATCAATTGAAAAGAGAGTCCCTTTGTTTGAGGCGTTCCTTGAGAATGGAGTCAACTGGACAAGAAGACCTATCCACGCATTCTGTTGGAAAGAAGATGCCGAGATATTACCACTTAGTGAGCACATCTATTGGGACTGCTTTAGCTCATACGTAGACGTACAAGTAAGGGCTAGGATGTCAGGCTTAAAGGCTGACCTTATATCTATCACAGGCGTAAAGAGGCAAGGGATTTACTTGTTCACTTTAGATTGGGCATTTGAGAACAAAGGTATGCTAGATACCAACTTCTCTGAGACACCTGAACATAAGTGTGGGCACGTATTTAAGATGGATAACGGCAATTACTTTATCTATCCTAACAACAGAATCATTTGGATGGATAACGCTTGGACATACAATCGTATATCAGGCAACCCTGGTTATAGGATTGACATGACGGTGTACTCTATTGAGAATAAGACTAACTATACTACGGACTATAAATACATGACGGAGTTTAAACAAGAAGATAATGAAGGATAAACAAACAGCAGTAGAATGGTTAATGGATAAAATGCTACAAAATGAAAATGCAATTTTTATTGGAGGCAGATATTTAACATTATATGAAATTAGAGAGCGAGCCAAAGCAAGGGAGAAAGAGCAGATGATAAAATTTGCTTTGCATCTACATAATGTAGATATGAGTAAAACAGGCACAGATATCCTTAAAGATGAAGCAGAACAATACTACAACGAAACTTATGGGAGAGAATAAAACAGCAATGCAAGAATTATTGGAGTGGACAAGGAGGACATTACCAATGGACTTAGACACACCAAGAATGATTGAAGAGAAGATTGAATCCTTGTTAGTTAAGGAGAGAGAGCAAATAGAAGATGCCTATAATTACGGCTACTTAGATTATCAGATATTAGCTCACGATGATGCAGTCCAATATTACGACGTGAATTATGGCAAACCAACACCTAAGCCCTTTGCTTAAATATGGAAAAGATAAATGACCCAGTAGAAGACATCGTAGACGAAGCAGAGATTTCGGTACGAACAGCATACCAAAGAGGGTATGAGCACGGCAAGATAGTGCAAGGCAATGTTAATGCTAAGCTATCTGACCCTAATTTAATACTTAGTGATTTCATTAAGTTCATCAAGAAGTACAAGATGACATCTATTGACGGAGAGATTAGATTCTCTGATAACGACTACGTTTATTTTGACGAAAATTTAATAGCAAGATTTTTATTAATATACGACTATGAGAACGACTAGGGGACTAAAGACAGCCAGCAAAGAAGTGGAAAAATACCTAAAAGAAAACGGAATACCGTACCTGAAGGTGGACGACTCAATCAATCTTGTTGTGCTTAGGAATAGTAACTCTTCCCATTATTGTACAATTGAGTTTTTTGAAATGGGCGAAGACTGGTTTAATAAAAAGCAACCGTTTACATTTCATAGAATTGTAAGCAGAAAGGTTTACCAAATTGTGGCACTAGTTAAAAAATACTTAGGCAATGACTGAGAAGGATAAGTACCATAAGATGGCAGAGGACTGGGCAGAAGCCTACCTAGCTAACAATACAGAGCCAAAGCAGATGTCAATGAAGCAGGGAGAGATTATTCACGATGACTTATTTTTTATATCTGTGTCACTAGAAAGATTGCGACACGCTGGCGGAAGAGAGCAACAAGCGGCATACAGGCGGATTAGGGAATTTAAGAATTATGTTACAAAAATAAATTAACAAACTCTTGCATTAAACAATTTGTTTACATACCTTTGGGTCAGGGTTGAAAACAGTACTGGAGTTCATACCATAAGAACTGAGCTCCAGTCATTTTACAGTCAGGTGGCGGAATATTTGCCATAGCGGTTTAAAAGCCAATGTGGTTGATAATGGTAGACGCGTTAAATGTAATAAGTCTATAAAGCATTTAATTTTTACAGGTTCGAGCCCTGTCCTGGCTACTAGATTATTAATATGATAAAGAAAATAATATTTAACAGGATTGCCGACCTTAAAGTTAAGCTTCAAGATGAGCGCAAACTAAAGTTAACCGAAGTGGTTCCTCCTGAAAAAGAGGATGAGCTTGTAACGCGAATTGATGAGTTGAAGTGGCTACTAGGTAAGGTTGGTAAACTTGAAAAAAGTAAGTTTTCTAGCGACATTTAGATATGATTAGGGGAGATGTAACCAAATGCCCTTATTGCTTCAATGAGTTTGACCCAGATTTATTAGAAGAAAAGATTAATAGGGTTGTTTATTGCGAAAGTTGCAAGGAGCGGTGCGTTGTGAAGATGAATACCAAGTGTAGAATATACATTAAAAAGTATCCATTTAAGCCAAGAAAGCCTACCAAATTTGAAATTGAAGCAGAACAGATTAAGAAAGATAATGACTTCTTGTTTAGCCTAGCCAAGAAATGCATAATGGCTAACAAAGCAAAGAAGAAGTTCCGAGACGCTGATATGCAGGAGTTTTTGCATTATAGCAATAGGAAACAAGTGCAGTTAATGCGAGACGATTTTATGTTCCAAGCCTATATGATGGGATATACTTCGTATCAAATACTAAAATTCTTTGAGTTAAATAACGCTAGGAAGAATGCAATGATAGCAAGATTAAAAGCTAAACAATACCAATAGTTGCCATTAGATTTTAGTTATGATAGATAAAATACTAGAGCACTTAGACGAAGACGCACAGCTTATAAAAGCAGAGGGATTCGACAGCGCTGTAATTGGACTAGAGCAACAGCAAATGAAGTTAGTATATTCTGTTCAGCTATGTATAGAAATACTAATGGAAGAAGGTATGAGCTTAGATGACGCTATCGACCACTTTGAATACAACGTAAGAGGTAGCCTAGGAGAAGGCTCTCCTTTGTTTGTTGATACAGATTGGTATTAATGAATTAATTAAAGCAAACCAAACAATACCAATGACAAAAAGAAGACCCTTAGACGACCAAGAGATTCGGAATATGATTTGCTACTACGCAAAATGCCAGTCTTTACGAGATTTTATAGATGAAAAAGTAGTGCCATCTAATTTTCATTATCACAAAATTAAGCAGTACTCAAACCTTTTAGTAAAGGAAATGGAGGCGCAGGTTGACGCTTTGATTAAAGCGGGAGACGGCGGAGATTCTGTATCTGTTGTAGAGCAATTCGTTAATGCATCACAGCAGTCGGATTACTTTTTTGAGATAGGGCTAAAGATGCAACTATTGGATAACGATAAAAATATTGAATGTGCAACTAAGGTATCAGAAATTTTTAAAGAATATGGAGTCGAATAAAGAGCAAGCGGTGGATTCAATTGTAGAAGCCGTAATAAATAAAATAAGAACACGTTCAGAGATTGGAATTGCTAAGTATGGCATAACGCTGGACAGAACAGATTACTCTACTATCGATTGGATTGATGCCGCGATAGAAGAGCAAATGGATAACATCCTTTATCTTACGCGTCTTAAGCAAGACATTAAGGCTTTAGAAGAACAATTGGCAGATATGGATATTGCAAGAGACATTAAGTCTACATCCATTAAGTACTATACGGTTGGCACAAGATTTGATAAGGATATGGAGCCTGCTGAAGATAAACCGAAACCAAATTACCTAAAATACGGTTGGCATTATTAGTAACAGTTTTGTTTTGTGATTGAATAAGTTAATTTGAAAGGCGGAGAGCTTTGTTTTCCGTCTTTTTTCTAGCCTCAACTATAAACATTTTGTTTTATTAATTTAATGTTGTACCTTTACATCGTAACCAAACAAATAACAATATGCCAAGAGCAGAAGCGTTCAAGACAGGGGCGTCATCCCCAGTACAGAAGTATTTAAGCTGGTCATCGCCAGAAAAAAAGTTCTACTATTATGACAAAGAGAAGGGCAGTAATATTTTTGTAGAGTTGCCTATGAGTATTATCTTTTTAGATGCGAAAGCAACTATCAAGGGATTCCACGCTGGTACTCAGTCGTCTATCTATTCAAACGACGTATCGAATACCAAGAATGAGAAATTTATAGTTCGTTCATTTAAGAGCCCAATTACATTAGCGGAAGGATTCTACCAAGAAATCAAAGCTAAGCTAGGCGATATCGGTGGAGATTACCACGTAAGTCTTTATGCTTACTCAGATACGCTTGGTGTTATCAACATCGCTATGAAGGGTGCTGCACTGAAAGAATGGTCTGACTTTGCTACTTCAAATCGTAAGAGCTTCTTAGGTAGCTATATCGAAATCAAAGGAGCTGATGACAGAAAGAACGGAGCAATTAAATACTCTGTGCCATTATTTGCAGTAGGTGGAGCTATATCAATGAATATATCAGAGAGTTCTGATAAAGCTTATGATTCATTAATGGAGTACTTCAAGTCAAGAGAAGGTGCACCAAGCCCCGCTCCAGCGATTGTAGATGCAGTAGCTGAAGAAGTAGCACCTGTTGTGCAAGCAGATGAATTTGACGGATTACCATTTTAATAATCATAGATATGAATGAATTAGTAAAATTAAAAGATAGCCCAATCTTATCAGCCGACAAGGCTGGTATGGTTGTGATGGTGGATACATATCTTGAAGACTTAGCTATGAATGGCGGAGAGCCTTTAAAAGATTTAGCACTATGCAGGAAATTTATTTTCTTATTAGAGGAGCTAGAAAAAGGCTTAAAAGAATATGCTATTGCCGAGTTAAGGGGCTATGACAGGGAAGAGAATGAAGTTCTAGGCGCTACACTAAAAGTAGTGGAGGCGGCGCCTAAGTTTGACTTTAGTGCAACTGGGTCTTGGTCTGAACAAAAGAAAATAGTAGAATCTGAATCTAAGAAGCTTAAAGAAGTGGAAGCATTTATTAAGACTCTTAAATCTAAGACTACTATAGTAGATGAAGAGACTGGAGAAACCCACGAGTTCTTCCCTGCCGCCAAATCAAGTTCTACAACCATTCGTGTCACACTTAAATAATAAGTTATGCAAGGATTAAGTTTCAACGCTTGGGTTCAGCACATCGATAATGAGCTGAAGAAGCATTACAAAAAAGAAAAAGAGGAAGCTAAAGTGAAGCTTGCTCAGTATAAGTAGTAAACAAACCGATGGTGCTATGGGTAAATCTGTAGCACCATTTATGCTAAAATGGAAGATACAAACAGCGATAACATAGTAAAGCAGATTAGAACCCTCCTTGGGTTGTCTCAATCTCAATTTGTCGAAGTAGTCGGCATCAATAAAATTCCGCAACTATCTGCGTTGGAAAATGGTAGACGTCGCATTGGATTCAACCTCCTGAAGAGAATGGTTGATACACTAAAGGATAGCGGATACCGAGTGTCTATGAAGATAGAAGTTAAGGTTAACGGAAGAGTTATTCGTCTAAATCAATGAGCAAAATAAGAACAAAGAAACCCGATGAGAAAGCGGAAGAGTTGCTGTTTATGCTATTGACAAGGAAAGACCCTGCTAAGATTATCGACTACCTGCTAAAAGATATAGAACAAATTAGATTTAAGCACGAAGACGATAGGGTATGGTGGGCGTTAGTTAAACAAAATTGGGACGAACTGCTAAATTTAGATACGTGGAACGAGACGAAATAGTATTTGAATGGCACGACGTAGACGTCAGCTTAAATAAGTTCTTTGCTGGCAAACATTGGACTGTAAGAAACAAGTACAAGGATTTTTTCCACGTATTATTTGCCAAACTATTAGATAAGAAATACAAACAGGTGGAGCTATACGAGGTTAAGTTAGAGTACAACTCTCGTCTAGACCCAACTAACACAGTCATTATGATTAAGATTGGCGAAGATTTTTTGCGCCATATTAATATCTTAACGGACGACACTAAGAAATATTGCAAGAAGGTATCTATGATTCCCGTAGAAACAATGGGGAAGAAACATTATAAAATGACATTTACAATTTTATCCTATGCAAGTAAAAAAGATAAGTCTGATAGAGCCGAGCAGTTACCAAGAGAAGCTGTGCGACCTGTTCGCAAAAGAAAGTGTAATTGAGCGAGGTAGGATTTATTCTGCCAAAGGGACTGGGGAGCCAAAGAAAATAGAGCAATATGCTTACCTAGGTAAGATGGGAGAATATGCCGTATTTAACACGCTTTTATCCTCTGGTAAGTATAAGTTCATCTCCCCTCCTGATGTCGTCATATACGCCAAAGAACACCGTTCTCACGCGGCTGATTTAGTAGCAGACGGCAAGAAGATTCACGTTAAGTGTTGTAATGCTACAGAATGGATTGCGACATCGTGGTTGTTTTCAACAGAAGACCCCTTGGTAGATAGCCCAGCCGAAGATGACATTGTTGCATTTGTTGCATTGAGGCCAGTAAGCAAGAAGTTCGAATGCTATTTTGTTAAAGCAACTGAACTAAAGGGTATGTATAAGAAACCTGTGTACGCTAAAACTGTAGCGCACGCTATTTATGAAAAAGATTTACTAAACGATAAACAATAGAATTATGAAACCTTACGACAAGGCAAAAGATTTAATTGCAAAATATCAGAATATCTATCCAGATTTTGATGCAGCAAAGCAAGCAGCAGCGTTGGCTGTGTATGAGATTATTGACGACCTGACTGATTCAGAACAGGATTCTGCCTATTGGCAAGAGGTGCGATTTGAGATTTATGCTACATCAGACCCTAGTGTAAATAGCGAAGCAAGAGCAGATAGATTTAACGAAGACTTATAGATTATGACATATCTAATTATTTTTCTAATCTCAATAGGGGTAGCAGTTGTTGTTGCCCATAACTGGGTAAGCGGCATAGATTATATGCATAAGAACCATCCTGACTATAAAGGAGAGGATTTGTTTGATGAAGATGTAGATGCAAAGTAATTACTTCTTTCCGCGCGCGCGTCTGTCGCCAGCTGAATCCGATTTAGAGCCTCTATTAGTGGAGGCTTTTTTCATTACAATCCCTTTACTGGTATGGGAAGCATCCTTGCCATCGCCATTACCATAAGTTCCTTTCTCGCGATTAACCTTTACTAGCTCCGCTCTCTTAGCGCGCTGTTCTGGCTTACGATTAAACTCTTTGTTGTATGCGTCTTTCTTGGCCTTAGCCTCTGGGTTAGCAGCGTAGTATTTAGCCGTTTTCTTCATCACTATCAACTTTATGTTTTCGAGCTACTAAATTACACATTTTAATGAAGTAATCCTGTGAATAGATGTATTTCATATAATTAATGTGCTTGTGGACAATCTGTATATTCTCGCGCACATATCCTATTGCGCTATCTATCCTGTCTAAAGATGCTGTGCCATTAAAATCAATTGGGACACCTGTCAGAGCGCAAACCTTTCCTTGCGCAATGTAGATGTCCCAAACGTCTTCTATAGTAATCGTGAACTCGTAATTCCTTTGACCTCCTCGTCTAGCCTTAGCAGCAAACCAAGAGATAGGAATATCTTCGTAATAGCCCTTATGCCCCTTTATAGTATTAGCGCAAGGTCTGCAAGGAGTTTTGTTCTTTACTGACCTGTTTCTTTCAGAGATGTCCTTATACCCAAGTTCTCTTTGGCATATAGGGCAGTTCCGTTTATGTGGTTTAGTATCCTCTGTATCCAAGAGACTTGATGTGCGCTAACACTTTTTCGTCTATTTGTTTTCTGGACAAGTTGCCTGACTTAAGGAGTTCTGCTCTCATTGCGTCTGCTTGTTCTCTAAAATATAACATCTCATTCAGTTCCTCTTCAGATATGCTATCTCTCATTCTTGAGCGCTTAAACTTCATTTCATCTGATTCTGCCATAAAAGCTTTTTCAGATGAGCCGCCAAAGTCTTTAGGATTTAATGCAGTATAGTCTCCTTTAAGCAATGCTTTATATTTGTCTTTGCCAGCAGTTCCTGTAGGGTTGCCAGCGCTCATATTGGCTGTCATTGCATTAAACTGCTTAACAGGCTGTCCTTTCTGCAAATACTTAGCTTGAGGCATTGGCGCCGAAGCTTGAGCTTGCGACTGTGGAGACATAGCAACCATAGACGTCTGTGATGTAGCTGTCGGCTGAACTGGGTCAGGAGACACTCTACTCATTAATAAATCTGATAAGTTAGATAACATAATTATGAACCTTTAACCCATTTTTTAGATGGAGATGCTGTTTTACTTGGAGACCATTTTACTTTATTTGCCCAATATGCGGCACTCATTTTACCCTTAGCAATGTTCTTTGCGTGGCGAGATTGAAATGCTTCACGTTGACCTACTGTTTGATTTGTTCTAACGCCAGCTTGTCCAAAGCGGATAAGTTTAACTCGGTCTCCGTCTTTTGCAAGAACAATATGAGACTTCCCGCCCTGAGTACTTCTCTTAGGTTTATTAACACCCTCTAGTCCGTACTTCTGTAACTTATTTTTTATAGAATCTCTAATCATTTCTTCTTAGCTGTTTTAGCCGCCTGCTTAAATTGTTTAGCAGTTGGCGCGCCTTTTTGGCCTGGAGCTCTCATTTTTTCTCCAGAACCAGCTTCAATTCGTTTCCGCTTAGCGTGAATATTAGCGTATAGCCCATTTTTCATAGTATTATTTTTTCTTTTTCGATGCAAGATACTTAAAATAATTTACTTGTTTCTCACGCTTTTCTATACCTGCTTTAGTTTTAGCAGTACCTAGATTGCGGCCAGTTGTTTTGGAGACTAACTTGTAGCCTCCTTTTATCTTCTTAATCATTCTTCTTTGGGTTTTGGATTTTGTACAATCTCTCTATCGGAAGCTGTCTGTCTATCTTAAGCTCATTCATTCTATTAACTCTTTCTTCAACAAAATTGCTATAAGACGCTCTTATGTTTAAGATTTGGTTTTCCTTTTGAGCTTCTGTAGCATCAGAGCCAACTACTTCTTGAATCTTTTCGATGTCGTCATTTCTTCTTGAAGTGATGTCAGTCTTAATCTGCTTGTACTCTGAGTCAATATACTTAACCTGATTGATTACCGCCTTCTGTACGTCCTTAGATTCCATTTCTTGAACCTTAATTACGCTATTGAGGATTGCACTAGGTATATCTCTTCTTCTTCCATAAATATCTCCTTGTCCAGTCGCTGCTGCATACAAGTTTGATACATATCCCCAAATAGGAGACGCGTAGCTATTGCCTAAATAATTTGCGCGATTCCAAAGTGCTTCTCCTTCAGTAACTGTTTGAGCAGTATACTTGCTTCCATTGGGGTCTGCAATAGGCAATCCTCTAAAGTCTTTATCTAATAAAACCTGCGCCAATGGAGCAATGAATGGGTCACTCATTAGTGGCATATAATCAGATGCAACTCCAACCTTATTCTCATAAGACAACTGGATTGGCGCAAACTTAGTTAGCTCAGCTAGTGTATTAGAGCGATATCCAGCATCATACACATAGTAAGGAGAAATAAAGCGCGCGGCATTAACCTCATACTTGCCAACTTTCCAAGTCAATGGAATATCTGTGAATCCTAAAGGAATCTTAGGAATAAACGCGCGAGATTCGCGAGCCTCTCTTTCTTCCTCTGGCTCTCCAGATAAGTTAGATAGTAATCTAGCTGTGCCATACATCATACCTAAGAATGAAGCCATATACAAAGGTCTTTTAGCAAATCCGTTAGCTACGATTCTAGCCATATCAGAGCTAAACTTAACGAATGGATTTCCAATCAATGGCATCTTAGAGAAGTATTGATAAGCCTTTCCTACTGTCGCGTAGTTCTGCATTGATTCCCCTACGGTGCGTAAAGCCTCTTCTTTAGATTTTCCATAGTCTTCGATTAGTGAGCGGTATAAAGAAATCTTAGCTACATCATCGGTTCTTCCGTAAGACTCAATCATATACTTGTCTACCGCTCTAGCTTTATCAGCAATCTCTTTATTTAGGCCAACTTTCTCTAAGAATCCAGTCACTCCAGCTGCATCTTTTTTCTGAGACAAATCAGCCACAATAACATCTGTTCCAAGGACACCAGCTACAGCTAAATCCTTAGCAAAATCATCATAATTATCTAATGAATCTTTTGCCTTAACACGATTCTTCATCATTGTAAAGGGGTCAACGCCTGCAAGCCAAGCAAACGCAAAGTTGGTAGTAATGTTACCTAGGCGTGTTGTCGGGTTGTATAATGTTTTAGTCTTCTTAAAGAATTGGCGAATAGCTAATCCATCATACATACGCAATGCGTCGTAAGATGCTGACACGAATTTGTTAGCAAAAGTAGTCCCTCTTAGCTCTTCGTATAAGGCTAATGGCACATATCTGTTTGTTAAGTCTCCGTATCTCTTTCCTCCTCCGCGAGAATCTAATAACTTAAATCCTCTTATGTTGTTCTCTGGAATATCTGCGGCATTCTTATATGTAGTATAAGATGGGTCAGCAGCCATTGCGTTGCAGAACTCTAATGTAGCCTTATTATGCAACATCGTAGCTAAACGCTTAGATGTAATATAAATAGGGTCATTCATTAATGTAAGCTCAATTTCAGAGAAGTCTTTGCGCGCCTTAAACATTCTGAAGTCTGCGCCAGACGGCATCTTGTCAATAGCATCGTGCAAATCAGCAAACTCTTTTCTCTCAATCTCCTCGTACATACGAGCAAAGTATTTGCCTTTATGCTTGTCGTAGGTAGGCTGGTCGATAAACTCGTTTTGATAATGCCATTCGTGAATGAAATCATTCATATCGCGTAAGGTATTATACAACCTAAGTTCCTGTAATGATAAGTCAGATGGAGACGTAACAGCATCTTCGCTTCCCATTATCTCAAATGCCTCTGGGTCAAGTAATGAATGCACACGCATCAATGCCTTGTCGTCAAATCCAATCATTCCATTCAATCCTTTTGACAGCATTGCAATAGAGTTGTTGGCATCTAACTGAGAGCCACTTCTTAATGCTCTTTGTTGTTGTAATACATCCGACTTAGCTAAGTTCCCAATAAGTGATGCAGCAACTCTAGCTGTTGAAGCAGCATATTTGTTGTTGCTTTGGATAGCCTTTAATGTAGCATTGCGTAAATTATTGCCAGTATATCCAGCCCATCCTGTTAAAGCATCTTTAAGCTTAACAGTTTTTCCTGTACCTGCTTTAAATAATGGAGCATTTTCAATTGCGCCAATAGTTTTAAATGTGGCAACGCCGACCTTAGATAAGGCTCTTGTGACAACCTGGTCTGTAATAGCGCGTTCAACCTCGATAAGACTACCCTCAATCTTGCCTCTCTCATTAAGTGTTGTACGGATATCATATTTCGCCGCAACGTCTCTTGTTAGGCGCTGAGGGTCTTTGAACATTTCGTTCATTTGATACTTGTACGTTGGAGCAACAGATACGCCTTGCTTCTGGAATTTAGTAAATGTGTCTTTGTCTCCAAATTTAGTTTTAGCCTGACGACTCTTATTATAAACATCTCTAAAGTCGCTGTCTTCAAGGTTCTTAATGCCTTTATACTGGTTTATCATTTGTACGCCACCAAAAGTTCCGCCATCAAGGTGGATTGGTTTTCCGTTTTTAACGCCCCAGTTTCTTGCCGCAGATAAATCTCCGTAAAGAACATCATAGTTCATTACATAGCTTAAGTCGTTAGCCTCTAGTACATCTTGTAGCCTAGAATTACGCGTATCGAAATCGCTTTGAGTAAAGTTCTTTAGGTCGCGAATTAAATCATTTACAGCTTTGTTGCCTTTCGCTGGCTCTACTTTATCAGCTACAATGTAGTTTAATCCGCTTTCAAATACCTCTGGCAATATGCCTTCTTCTACCAAATCATAGCTTCCTTCGTGGATGTTTTGAGCTAAACCACGAGCAGTTTTAGCAACCTTAAGCACCTTGTTGTCTCCTAAGTCAAATACAACTCTATCGCTACCTTCTCCAATTTTCTTAAGAGTAGGTATATTAAAGCGCTCTCTAGCTACTAAGTCTGTGTCATAGTTAAAGCCAATAGGAGTACCGTTTCTAGTTGCAAGGAATTGCGCATTAGTTTCTTGAGCAGATTTAGGTGCTACAGATATGCCTTGCTTCTGGAATTTAGCAGAAGGAGTTGATTCCTGTAACTTAGCTAAACGCTTATTAAGTTTCTTAATTTCCGCTTTAGCGTTAGCTATATCATCTTTGTATTGCTCAATATAAGTATCTCTTTCGTCTGCTAAATCCTCTACTTCCGCCTTTAATTCCTCTAATCTATCAGCCTTTTCATCTCTACTAAGCTTAGCTGCCTTTAAGTCCATCTTCGCTATTGCGATACGGTTAACGTCCTCTTTGTAATTAGACTTAGTGTTCTCGATTTCCTCTAGTGCATTTTCAATCTCAATCTCGTATTGCTGAATCTCTCTATTAATAGATTCAATTTCTTTAGATGCTTTTGATTCAATAGGAGCCTTTGTCTCACGAGATTTTCTTAACTCAAGAGCCTTAGTGATATTTTCCTCTTCAGCCTTTAGCTCAATGCGTGAATTAACAAGTTTGTTTAAGCTTGCATCTTGCTTAGCATTTACGCCAGTACGGAAAGCTTCAGTTAATGCCTCTCTTACTTCTATTTTCTCGGTTAAGACATCCAACTCCTGCTTCACATCATTTAATCTGCTCTGCAATTCAGGTGTAGTCTTTTTGCTGTCAGCAAGTCTAATCTGAGTATTATTATATTTACCCTCGCCTACTTCAATTAATGAAGCAGCTTTCTTGTCCTCAATAGCCTTCTTAAGATAGTTTACATTATTTTCCGCTGTAACCTTAGCTCTCCCTGTAGTAGCTGTTCTTAATGCCGATTCTGCTTCATATAGCTTTTGCTCCAACTGAGCGATTGGCTCAGAGGTTATTGGCGCAGCTTTTTCTTTAGCTTGTGGTTTTTCGGCAACCTTAGCCTCTTTTATGTTTACCTCGTCAAATACGTAGGCGGCTTTAATATTGCCTCCCCCATCTATAGCAATTACACCATCAGCTCCAGATTCTTTAGCCTGTTTTAGTAATCCGACTAACTTTTCAGTAGTAATATTATTAAATATGATGTCTGCGTAGTTTAATCTCTTGAAATTAGTAAGAGATACCGTAGCTGTATTGAATCCAACTTTCTTGGCGAAACTAGATTCCTTGGATGGCTCTAATGTAGATAGTTCTACATAAGAAAGTCCTGTTCCTATAATAGTCTTACCATCTATATACATAACCAATGGCTTGCCATTCTCGTCTTTTAATACATCAGATGGCACAACTTCTTCAGTCGGCTTAGCTTCTTCTAGTTTCTCTCTAGCGGCTAACTCAGCTTCAATTTTAGATAGTTCGACTTTTTTCTTTTTTACCAATTTACTGTATTTGTCAGCTTGCTCTTTGAAGAAATCCAAAGATTGCATCCCTCTACCTTTGCCGCTACTTTCTAATTTGCTAATTTTTTCATTAAGCAATTCTAGCTCTTCTGTCCAAGCCTCTAATTGTTCATTGCCGCCAAATTTAAGGGTCTTTAAAATATCGGTACTCTTTTCCTTAATAAGGTTATTCTCATCCTCACTAAACATATCTACCGTTCCTCTTTCTTGGAAATCGATAGCAGATTGTGTAGCAGCAACATCCGCTTTAGCAGTCGCTAATTGCACGTCAACAGACTGTAATCTATCTGTTAAAGATTTAGTGTCCGCGCCAAATAACTGCTCTTGAATAGGAGCTTTGCCAGTAATATCAAGCTGAGTTTCTTTGCTAGCTTTCTCCATTGCTGAAACAACTTTCTTTCTCTCGCTCTCTAAGTCGCGAACAGCTTTCTTTTGCTCGGCTAATTTATCATCTAGCGCTCCATTAGTAGACTCAACTCCAGCCATTAACTCGTCAATCTTGGCAATATCACTATCATCAAGCTCGTAAAGCTTTGCAAAGTCTTCGTCTTCAATTAAATCTAATGCCTGAGAATAAGCTTCTTCTACAGCTTCTAATTCTGGAGTATCCTCTAGCTCAGTAACCTTGTCTAAGAACTCTTGCTCAGTCATACCCATAGCATCAGCCTCAGCTTTGATTCTAAGCTTTTCGTATTCTTCGTTCTCAGATAAAGCTAAGCTATCCGCTTGCGTGAATTTGCCTTTAGACTTAATGATAGATTCAGCCATATCTCCAGCAGTTCTGTTGTCGATAAGGACTGATTCAACCGCTCCTCTGAAATTCATATAATCGTAGGCAGAAGATACGTTTGTGCCAAAATCTCCACCAGATACGTTAGCTTGATATTCGCCAAACAATCTTTCGGCGATAGCGTCTAATGATAATCCAAACGGAGCGCCTTTTGTTAGCGCAAGTCTAGGACGCATCTCAGATACAACTTCTGTATCTCCTCCTTGTCTTGATTTAGTAAACAAAGATACAAGTGCGCCTTTTTGAGTGCCTTGCTTAATGCTACCTCTAAGTACCTTTCCACCTTTAATAAAATATTGTAGAGCGTAATCCTCTGGAGTAGTAGGGTCAATGTCTAAGGCTTTTTTAGATAGACCTGTTGCTACCGTAGTTGGATTAGGATTTCCACCTCTTTTTGGAGGAGCTACTGCTGCTTTTTTGACAGCTCGCTTAACATCATCTTGAAGACTTTCATCTTTTTCTCTGTTTTTGCTTTGCTCATCAGCTTTTCCTTTAGCATCTCCTTGTTTAGCGGCTTGTTTTTCATCTTTTAATTTAAGTTTGCTTATGTTAATCTCTTTTCCAGTTTGCAATGATTTAGCTAAGTCGTTAAAGAATTTAACTGTTTCATTGACATTGGCAGTCTTTTCGAACAAAGGAATATCGATGCCAGCAGTCTTAACTAAATTACGAATCGCAAGCTTAATTGTTTCCCAAATAGTAGGGTCTTTAAGCTTAGCTATATCGGTAGTTAATAATCCTGTTAATTCTCCTAAGAACTCTTCTGCCTGCTGTGAAGGGGAATATTGCTTGCTATAACTATCTAAATACTCTTTAGCAGACATATTAACTAAATTACCCTTCTCGTCCCTAACGTTGATTAGGTCATTTTCCCCAAGCTTGTTAACGATAGCATCTCTCATCTCAGCAAATGCTGATGGGTTCTGTCTAGCAACGTTTACTACTGTGCCGTGGAATAATTCGTGAGCAATAGTAGTTTGATTAAGATTAGCTAGGTTAATATGTATAGAGTCCTCGTTTCTTTGATTAGTAAAGAACCCTCCACCAACTTGTCCAGCTGCGTCTAGCGCTTTGCTATCTTGACCTAAATCCAGGGAAACGCCTTTCTTGAAGTCTTCTGTGTTTTTATAAAGATATACAGGGGCTGTGCTAACTGACTTAAACGCTTTAACTGCGTTCTGAATTGATTTCTTAGCACCTGCATCAAGCAATACATTCTCCCCATTGTCATTTTTAACGACAATGTCCGTCTTAGGTATAAACTTATCAGCGCGCAATCTATCAATGCCACTACGCTCAATTTCTGGTATAAATCTACCTCTAAGCTTTTCTTCTACAGCAAACTTAGCATCATCAAGGTTTGAGTATGGCTTAGGGTTATCCATCTCTGGAACATAGTACTCTTGTATGCCATTTCTATTAGTAGAAAGGATAGTAGCAAATTTCTTATTCCCTTGATTTACGGCATAAACATCTCCTTCCAATAAAGCATCAGGGCTCTCTTTAGTAGTAAACTGCACTGGCTTAGCCTGCTCTTTCTTAACCACATCAAGTGGCATATTTGGAGATGGCTCATATTCTGTATTTATACCTAAGTCCTCAGCCTTTGCTTTAACAGAGAACTCTGGGGAAATCTTCATTGGCTCACTAGGTACACCCATAGTAACCTTAAAGCTAGCTTCTGCTTTTGCTAACTCCTCTTGGCGAGCTTTTTCTAAATCTACTACTTGTTCTGGAGTTACTACTTTAGGGCTCTCGATTACCTCAGCAGATGGCTTATTGGCTTCAAATATGCCGTCCAATCTTAACTTGAAATCGTCAATAATCTTGTTATTATCTTCCTGTAACGCAATGTCCTTAATCTTACGAGAGTCTGCTTCTGACGATTTTATTGCGCCAAGCAGATTGAAAGCTTCTATTCTTTGTTCAAGAGGAAGTGAAGCCAATTTGTTGTATTGCTCATCTATTAAGTCTGCATCAGATTCAATAATACCTTTTATTCTTTCTTTTGCGGCATTTCTAAGATTAGGCGTAAATTCTGTATTGTTGGCAACCTCTTGGAATCTTTCTATGCTAGATTTCTGCTCTTCTGTTAAACTCTTTTTAGTTGCTATTGCTCCGAAAACTGATATTGGGCCGCCAATAGCTGCGCCAAGAAGACCAGCGTCAATTAAATCATATTTTAATCTCTCGTAATCCTTTGTATTTAGCTTACCTGAATCAATTGTATCTACAACAAATGATGCGCCTGTAGCAATAACCTCTTCTAAGCTTTCCTCGCTCATACCTTTTAAGCCATTCTTTGCAACGTCTTTGTAGTTACGAGTAATTATTTGCTTAGCAACAACCTTTCCTTCTTTCTCAATTAAATCCTTAATGGCTTTTTTGCTACCATCTAAAGTAACATCTACAATAGATTTGCCTATGCTAGCAGCAGTCTTAAGGTCAGTATTGAATATCATTTCAGTTAGACCTTCAATAACTCCTTTCATAGCAGATTGAGCCAAATCAATACCTGAGATGTCTCCGTCTTTTTCGAACTCTTGCTGCATAGCTTGAGTAGTGCCAAGAGTTGTTCCTGCAATAAATGTTCTTGCTTTGCTTCCGCCTCCGCTAGCCATAAGTAATCCAAGCTGAGGAATTTGCTCAATAGCTCCAAGTGCAAGCTTTTTAAACCCTTGTCCAACGTCTTGGGTCATTACCTCAGAGATAGGGGCATTAAGGTATTCTTGCTTGATTCCAGCTTGTTTTTTAGCAAGTTCGATTTGCGGTACTATAGCGCGATTAACGCTAGCCGCTGCTTCTGATAAATTTTTAGACGGGCGCTCTATCGTATCAATGATGTCGCGTAAGTATGGGTCTCTTTTAAAGTCTTGCTCGCTGATAGAGCCTTTAATAACGCCAGTAACAAGATTTGTAGCAAATGATACAGCCCCTGCAAGAGTATTAACAGGTAGCGCTCTCATTGCGGGAGATAAACTATTTTTTACTGAACCAGCAATGCCGCTTAGCTTATCGAAAAAAGACTCATCTCCTTCTTCTGCAACAGGGGTAGCAATCTTGATAGGCTTAGAAACTCCAGCCAAAGAACCTGTCGTTCCAGATAATCCCGTATCGACTTTTTTTTTAAAAGGGTCTTCCTCTACAAGAGGCTTTATAGCTGATTCAGTTTCTCCACCTCTTGCAGCAACGGTTAATGAACTAAAGTCTATCGGTGCTGAACTCTGATTAGCACTAGCTTGTCTTGCAGCTACAGTCAATGAGCTGAAATCTATTGGTCTTTTAGCCATTATGAATTTTTATTAATCTTGGAAAATTTTATACCCTGCATTACTAACTTCGCCTAGGACACTTAAGACAGGTCTGCCAGTTCTACTAGACTCTTCGTATACAGCACTCAAAGGAACCTGCTTATTGGTTGGCGCTTTACCAGCCTCTGCTCTAGTAGATAAGTATTGCATCATCTCAATTGTGTTAAGATTTTCAGCTTGGTCTTCGTTTCCTAGTCCGTGCAATCTATTTAACATAGAGTCAAAACCTTTTTGGTCTAAGTAGATGTTTACTCGCTTTCTATTTGCTAATGGAACTTCCGCACCAAGAGGGGCATAGATGTCAGTTTGAGCTTTTGTTGGAGCTTGTAATCCGCTTACCATAAATCTACCATCAGGCATCTTCTTTACTGCATTTACTTCAAAGTCTCCAAGTGGCGCCTTTTTCTTTGTACCAGGCTTTAATGGGTCAGTCGAATAAACAAGATAATTCTCTAAGTTCATAGCGAATGGCTTAGAAATTGTTGTAGATAATTCTGGGCCAGCCTTTCCTGATTTTCCGCTATTATCTGTAATCTTTAAGAAGCTGTTTATATTCTTCTCTGTTCTTCCTCCTCCATAGTTTCCTGATGCTCCCCCTGATTTCTCTATAGGATTGTAGATTCTATAAGTTTGCGCTTGATTTTGAGCAATTTGGGATTTTACCAATTTCTGCTTTTGCTTCATATCTTCAGGAAGATACTGCAATTCTATTTCTCCTTTTTTAACAGCTTGCTCTTCTGCCGTAATTTGATTGGCAGATTTAACTTGCTGGGGCTTAGCAACCATTGGTATTTGAGTAGTATAATACTGCACTAATTGTTTGTCAGTTAAATCCGCTCCGAATGAGCCTGCTTGACGACGCATTGCTAAAAGAACATCTGGATTAGTTGCCTTAAGCTGAGAAACCGTTCTGTCAGCATAATCAATAGTAGACGTTGTGCCATCAGGGTTAGTGACAACAACTGGCGCAGGAGGAATAAGTTTTCCTTCAGCATCCGCATCCCATCCAACTGGCAACTCTCCTTGAACTCGAACTAGATTATTATTTTTATCTCTAACGTCTTTAGAAAAAGGCTTATATGGATTTGCTGTTAAAAATGCTTTACTAAACATTTTGGTAGCGTCTAAGCTTTTAGTATACGTATCAGCTAAAGCGGCCTGCAAGTCACGAGGATTCTTAATTAGATTTTCGTCAGACATCTTAGCTGATAAATCTTTATAGAAGCTTTCAAAGCTAACAAGATTATCTTTATTAGCTAAACCGATTTGAAGCATTCTTTCGTACTCTTTTGAGCCTAATTCATATCCTGCCTTAAGGTCTTTGATATCAGAAACGGCTTGACGAATCTCTCCTAGCTTATCATAATCGAGCTTGCCTCCTTGTAGTATTGCCGCACTAGCGTTACCTAGCAATGCGTTTGTTTTTGAAGTTATGCTCTTTTGGCCATAAATATTTAAGTCCTTCTTTAGTGCTTCAATATTTGCAAAGGTGTTTTCGGCAAGAGAGTAATCTCTTTGCTTTTGCTGAATTACCTGCGCAAATATATTGCTAATAGAAGACCCAGCTTGCTGGAAATCTTGTCTAATGCTCTCTGCTGGGTTATAAACGAATCCTGCCATAATTAACGAGGTTGCGGTAAGTTACCGAATAAATTAAACGATGGTTGCGGCGTTGGGGCTAATGGACTTGGTGCTGAATATGAAGATGCCGAAGCCATAGGAATTACTGCTCCAATTTGACGTCCTGGCCCTGCCAAGAATGAATTTAAGCCAAGTAGCGAAGAGCCAGCCGTAGCTCCTCCGCCACCACCACCCCAAGTTTTTAATGCATTGCCTACTCCGCCTCCGCCATAAAGTTTTTGCAAGTTAGACATCTGAGTGTCTTGTGCTTGCATATTCATTAAAGAAGTACCAACACCGCTAGCAATGTTTCCAAAACCAGTATAAAGAGCTCTATTTGCTTCTGCTAATGCAGCTGCTTTAGCTTGCTCTCCTTCGAATAAGTTTTGATTAAGGTTCATTTCTCCTTCAAGTCTTCCCTGGGTAACACCCATAATATTGGCTTGTTTATTTGCTAACGAAGAAAACTCTAAACCCCTTTCTCTCATTGCCGCAGCTGCTGTTTGACCAAGTGCTGCTAATTGATTTTGTTGAGCTTGATTCTGTGCCAACATTTGCTCTTGTGCAGAACGTTGGCTAATAGCATTTTGAGCTTGATTTTCTCCTTGCTGAGATAATAGCGCGGCAGTCATAATATCTGTTCCGCTACCCGCACCTCTTGTTGCTGCAGCTAATGCGTTAGCAGATGTTTGTGCAGCTTGGTCTCTAGCGATTTGCTCTCCAGCTCCGCGTGACATTCCTGATGCCATACGCTTAGCTAATTCAGCCTGTTGCTCCGCTTTAGTAAAACGTGATATATCTCCTTGGTATGTAGCAGCCCCTTTGGCTTGAGACATTAAGTCTCCGTATCCAGTATCAAAAGCGCTTCTTTGTTGTTGCGAGTAAACGCGTTGAGCATCTAACTGTTTTTTAGCTTCTTTTTTGGCGCCAAAAGCACCAATTACGTTCATAATTCCGCCAGCAACATTAAGCTCCATGCCTATTGGGTTAAGTCCTGATACTACTGAATCTAATCCTGCCATTTTATTGTATTGTTATGAGTGTCCTGATATTGCTTGTACTTCTATATCTAAGGAGTTTAATCTCATATTCTGAGTTTTATCCTTTAAAGATACGACAAAATTATTTAGATAGCCAATTATGTAGTTACCTGATATTAGGCCACCAGTAGACGAGCTATCTCTTAATATATGTGCATACAATCTATTGTCCTCTGCTATAAAGTTCGTTTCGTTTATTGCGCTTGTTTGTCCATTCTCATTTGTTATAGCAATAGACAATAAAGACGCCTTTACTCCGTTAGATTGAGAGTAGTCCATAACGTTCATATTGTGCGATACAGACACGTTCAGTGGCATAATAGGTAATCTACTGTTAAGTGTAAATGTAATCGTAGAATCGACAGCAGCAGCGCCTAAGAATGCGTTATATCCTGACTGTAAAGAAAGGTAAGTAACCCCACTCTTGAATAATATCATCTTATCGCCATAGCTTTCAGCATAATCAGGCTTAAATGTATAAGGAGATATCCAACGCTTTAGCGAATCCGAATACCCCATAGATGTAGTCTCGCTTCCAATAGAAACAAAACACATATTATAGAATGGGTCAAACGCAAATTTAGCGTTACCTGACTTAGTTAAGAAATGGGAGCGCATATAAACATCGCTTACAATATCAATCCCTTGGTCATTGTATTTAATAATCTTCTTGTTGTAGTTATCCCACCACCAAACGTTTCCTTTGTAGTTAAGTACGGACTGCTTTTCTTGTAGACCGTAGTTAAATCCTAGGTTGCGAACGGTTCCTATTACATTAGATGAAATAGATAATATGCTCTGATTATTACTTTGAGTCAATTCTTGCTCCCCTAACAGCAGATATGCTGCCTCATTCTTGCATAATGCTAGTAGCATATTACCACTGCCCTGTAAACGAGAAACTCTTTGTAATGACATAATCTCGCCATTGTCTACAGATACATCTGCGCTATCTAAAGCAAAGAATGAGCTAATGTTATTAATCTTAGTGCCTGACACATAATTACCTCCGTAGCGTACTGTGTTCTTACGCCCTGTCGGATTAAGGTTCTTAGATACGAGTACCGTAGGCTTACCTGCCGATGTATTCCAAAACTGTCTTGCAGTTGCTGTAGAAGATGCGCGAATAACAAGTTTGCTAGTCGTACCTGATACAATAGAATTAGCATTGTAAGTGGTAGATACTACAGGTTTAATTCTATCTGCATTAAGAGTTGAAACTATTCCGTTAGATGCAGAGGTTTGCTTTGCTATATTAATTAAGCCAGCTTGTACGTCGCCTGATGTAGTTAACGTAAGCTTTAATTGAATATAGAACTTATCATTAGCTGCAATGTCAGCATAAGAGCTTAATAGTATTTCTTGTGTTTGCGTAATGTTTAATACTTCGCTTGAAGCATTAGAAGTTAATGTTCTTGTGTCAATTACATTCTCCGTTCCATATGCTACAGCAGAACCATAAACATTAGTTGCGTTATCGTAAGGAACTCTGTAAACTTGTGATTTTAAAGCCCAAGTCATACTTCCTATAGGTGTTGGAAGCATATTGTTTAACTGAAAAGTCTGCGTTGCCTTAACTAAGTAATTAATAGTTAATTTATTAGTTGACTCTTGGTCTGCAGCATCATAATAGCCTGATACTCTTAGCTCAGGTCCGCTTGAGCTTGAGCCGCCTAGCGCATCAATAAATACGGCTTCATCTGTGTTTGTTCCAAATGAAGTGTAAATAGGTATTAACAATACATCCGAAGGTGTTCCTGCGCCAGTCACAGACGATTGCATTGTTTCTGTTAGCGCAGTATTTGCAACTGTAACAGCATCTTCTGCGTATACCTTTGGACTAGATTTAGATGTGTTATAGATAAATGGAGCTGAAGAGTAAACAGGTAATTCAATCTTAGAGAACACCATATCCCCTAAAAGTTTGCTTGTGTTTAACGTTCCGCCTCCTGACATATCTTTATTAGTAGACGCTGCCCAAGAAGAGATGTCCATTAAGCTCCCATATTCATAGAACAATAATGATTCATCTTCTGGAACCTGCTTAGGCGTATAAATCTCGAAGTATAAGTTCTTAGTGTTAGGTACAATAGAGTTAACCATTGTGCCTTTATCGTACTTACAGTATAAGAAGTTATCGCTTTGGCTATCTATCTTAAAGTCAAATAAGCCGTTAGGGGTATTAATAGCAATTCTATCGTCAGCTGAGAAGTTGTAGATGTAACCTGCTCTAAACATACCCATCAAATCTACGACCATAAACTTAACGTTCTTTAGTTGGTCTGAGGTGGCTGATTGAGAGATAGTTGTAATCTCAGTAATAGCCTTTGTTGTAGCATCTGTTGTAAAAGATGTTAGCTCAAAGAAGATATTGCTTGCAAATCCTTCGTAGATATACGACTTAGATATATTCTTAGTATATACTAGTTGTGCAAACTTTGCCCAGCTAGGCTTTGCCCAACCAGCGTTTAACCCAACTCTAATTGTTGGCAATATAGGATAAGCAAACTTTCCTGTCTTAAACTTAACGTATTTCTCCACACCACGAGTCTTCATAGCTTCGTCGTAGTAAGCTAATCCAACGCCGTATGTCGAATCATTAGCAAACGGTTTATAGTAAGCTGTAGAAGTAGATTCTCGGCTGCTAATACCTGCCTCTGCTAAGTTGCTAGATGTCAGGTATGTGCCGTAAGTACCTGATGTTGTAGATGGCTGATAGTCACTTCCTGTTACCTCAGAAATTGTAAAGTCTAAGTTAGCGCTAGACACAGCATAGTCGTCTACAATGTTAGCTAAGAAGACTCTGTTTCTTGCAACTTCAATGTGCTTAGCACTTACAGGCACAGAATCAAATGGCTTACCAGTCGTAACTATATCTAAGCTTTCATATATCTGACCTGTCCAACTTAATGTTGTATCAGTTCCGATTGTAGCGGTGTCAATTCTTCTCCAAACGCCTGCGTTACCTATTCTAGTGTATAGTTCAAAGAACTCTGCGTAAACAGGTGCTCCTGTAAATGAGTATGTAAATGTATAGCTAGTAATACCCTCAGCGCCTTTATACATCTGAGAGTATGCTCCTAAAGCAGAATATTCTCCTGAGCGATATTGATATCTACCTGCAAACTGGAAGTCTTTAGTTTCTAAGAACTCTAATCCTGCATCAGGTGTGCTTTGGTTTTTCTCAACCGTAAATACGTTATTAGGGGTGCGCTTAGCTAATCTTAAATCCTCAATAGCAGGTGTGACAGCAGTCGTCCATCCGTCTAATGAAAACAATAACGGAGTTCCTGTAGCGTGATAATTCCAAATAATGCAATTATCTAATACCTTAATATCTGGAGCAAAGTCTGTGCTTACGCTATGTGGATAGCTAAGGATAGTAGCCTTAGAATCGAGTGTTGTAGGTATTCTATAAATGTATGCCGTACTAGAGTTAACAGTTAATACGTATACCTGTCCGTCAGCAGCTTGGTGCGTAGCTTTAATTGTATCAGAACCAAAGTTGATTCCTGCAGCTGTAATAGACTCAAGCATCTTAATTGCTCCAGCTCCACCTGTTTTACCTGCATCAAAGATTATATTAGTTGCATCTGAATAATCGCCTTCAGGCAATAAATTCAAGTCTACATCTTTATTTAATCCGCCTGTAGCTTTTAAAGATACTTTAGCCATTATGTTAATTAGTTTTTAAGTGCGCCGTTGATACCGTTTCTAATAAGTGCAATTACTTCTGCGTAATCCATTGCATTCATTCTAGCTCTGAAAATTCTACGAGCATTAAGGTAATCTTGTTGCGCTAATTGATACTCTCCTAATCTTGCCTTCTCGGCTTTTGCTGCCATCATTACAATGTACTTACTTATTACGTCATTAGCATATGGCGTTACAACGTTAGCTGTAGAGCGAGACACTCCTGTAGTAATGTAAGTTAATGTAACCTCAATCAAGTCCATTGTGTTGCTGAACACTAGTTCCGAATTAATAGTGTCAATATCGTAGGTCATTAAAGGATTTCTTTGACGACCATAGAAGCGTCCAATTAACTCGCCTCTGGAGTTCATTGTCGCACCACCACTAATTAAGTTATAATTAAATTCAGCATCGTAATTAACTGATTGCTCTGCAGGATAAGGAATCTTATTACCTTCCGAATCACGATTATATAGTTTATTTAAGTTATGAACTCGCTCTAAAGGAAGGAGTTTCTCAGCGTGCTTTCCAGATACAGCCACAACATCAACAAAGTCAGCAGGAAGAATGGCGCGACGATAATCAGTAACACTAAGAACAACAGTCTTAACGTTGCCCATATCAAAGTCCATAGAGAGTTCATCTAGGCATCGCAATCCGTGGTGTAAATATCTAGTATAGTAATGCAAGGGAAGTCCGTTATCTAACAGGACATCTCTTACGATAACATCTAAGCTCTTAGTCTTCATTATTATTGTTGTTTACTAGCAAGCTCCGCTTGAGATACTCGCCCGTTACTAATTGTCTGCAACACATCCTCTATAATAGTAGACTCTACTTCTGGAGAAATTGGCAATACGTCATTGTCCCCAATTTGGCTAAAGTCTGAAACTAGCAAGTTAACTACAACAGATGTAACTGTTCCATTAGCTGCTAATGTAATATTCTTAGTGAAGTAAACTTTTTTACCTTGAACATAGTATCCCGTCTTGCCCTCTAAATAACTTAGATTAGCTCCTTGAAATACAAGTACATCTTGAGAAGGAATAGGGATATAAGGAGTCATTGCTCCTGTAGCTGCTGCAATAGACCAAATGCCCATATCCATAGGCAATGTTAATGGAATTGCAGGCAATGTAATGTAAGAACGATTGTTTCCTGCATCTGCTGTTACAGCACAAGTATACTCAAGTAAGTTGCACTTAGGGACATCTACCATTCCCGCCTTAAATGAATCAGCTACCTGTAGTTTAAGAACCTTATTGATGCTTTGATTCATAAGAAGATTAATCTCTCTTGTATCAATTACATCTGATAAGTTCTCTTTATCGATAAAACGAGCATATAACCTCTGTATCTGCTCAGATAATATGTTTTTAGTCGTCATAATTATTGTTGGTCAGAGCGTTGGTTACTATCTCTCATTGCCTCTGTAGATGCAACATCTCCATCCTTAAGCGAAATCCCTAAATACATTAAAGCTCTAGTTAAAATATCTGTAAAGTATCTATCGTCTACATCAATATCTACGCTTCCAGTTGGATTATAAGTAATGTTTCCTGAGCTAGTTGTAAATGCAAAAACTGCCTTAGCTGGCTTTCTCATATACACTAATGTATAATCATAAGTAACACCACTTGCAGGCACAGGTGCAAACTGAATCTTTGGCACATTAACAGAGGATTCCTCAGCTACATAAATGGTGGCTGCAGGTTCATCTGTTGTAGGAAATAAGATTTTACTGTTTTGGATTTCTAGGAAATCATCCCAGTTGTATACGCTACCCTCTTTTGTGCTTCCTCCTGTAGTCAAATAAATAGTCAAAGCTTCTACATAATCAGCAGTAGATAAGCTCTGAACGGCCGTAGAGGCTGTTACAGAGAAGGATTTTCTCTTAATTAATAAATGGTCAAAAGGGAATTTATTAGATTTCTTATACTTATATACAATACCGCTTATCCAGTCAGACACGCTACGATTAATCGCAATATCTATATCTCCTGGGCTGACAAATCCGCCTTTATTCTTTTTTATGATGGAGCGGACGAAATCGTGCGCATCTTTAATAAGTATTGGCATTATGCTACAATGTTATATTTATCCAAAGTTATGAAATTTTATCTATAAAAGACAATGCCCTGGCTCACAGAACCAAGGCATTAGATAAACAACCTATATGAAAAATTATTCTACTTTCTTAATCTTTTAACAATTTCGCCTAGGGCGTCTAATACATTAGTTTCTAGCTCCAACTTAGACTCAACAGGAATCTCAGAAATGCCGTCTAATATATCTAAAAGAGACTTAATTTTAGAGTCTTGGATTCCTAGAAACTTAATATGCTCCATCTCGTCTCCGCTGATGGCATCTGATGGAATCATAAATTGAATCATATCCTATTGTTTGGCTGGGTAAATATACCTATAAATTTATCTTTGTCCCAATCATACCCAAATAACTTTGTGGAATAATTGGATTGGTATTGAATCCAGTCTTTAGCGCAAAATTAAACTTAAAGCGTTTAGTAAGCGCTATATCAAAGGATGCGCCTGTAAGCACCCCAATGTCATCTGATGTAATAAACTTTTGTTGTGCCGTTAAATAACCTGTTGAGCTACCTGATAGGTAGATGTCAGGCGATATTGTCAGTCTCTTGCTAATCTTAACTGGTATAGTATAGAATAGCATTACGTTATTACTGATGTTGAGACCAGCATCTGCGCCTGCAACACTAAGCGTATAGTTGGCTCCTGAGACACCATATTTGCCTAAAGGTTGGATATGTGCAGCGGTAACAAATCCGAGCGTTGTGCCCCCTAAATAGACGCCTGTGACGCCGAAGTTAGAGATGGACTGCATCTTGCCTTCTGAGAAGTTCATTAAGGTGTATCTACCTGATAAAGCAAACTGGTCGAACGTAGACCATATCATAGAAGATATACCCCACGAAGAGTTTCCCATTAGAGAACTTTGACTAAGTCCTACGCTTGCGATAATAGAAATGACATCACTTGCTGGAGCGACCGTAAAGTCCGAGCTATATATAATCGGATTCGCCACAGCGTTCGATTTCTTGGACTCGCTTTTCTTTTCTGATTTGGATTCTTTCTTGCT